ACTGACATATAACCATTCTTATCTAACATGGGGTTAGTACATTCATAAAATGCAGAAGGTGCTTTATAATCCTCACACATCCTACAATATATTTTATCTGGAATATTTAATTTAGGTTCTTTCACTGTTTTTCCAACTCTTGGAATAGGTCTCACCTCTTTTTAATTAAATTTAGAAGAAGTCTTTAACCAACTTCTTCTAAATCTTTATATTTACCACTAATATAATTTTCCTTAAACTCATTAAATTGTTCTACATTATTCTCACCATACCCAAAAACCTTGTGGAATAAAGCATGAACACCACCAGTTAAGCAAACACCTACTCCATGAACTTTATGTAATCTACCACATTCATTTTTCATTAATATTAATTCTTCATCTAAGTATTCATTAATAAATCTTCTTTTTTCGATATTTAAATTCTCGAATATCTCTTCAAATATTTTATCAAATCCATATAAATGATGAATTACATCAAATCGTTTATTTGTTACAACACATTTATAATTTGAAACTATCATCGATTCTTTCTTCCATTCTGTAATAGAATCTCTTAAAATTGAATTTATTTCAGAGAAACCACCCTTCCACATTGGGTTGTTTTCTCCTTTGTGCATATCATAACTACATAGATTACAACCATAAGAATGAAGCATTGATTCATAAGATTTAGATTGGATTATTCCCTTATGTATTGGACATTCATATTCCAATGGTGATTGATTATTAATATAATCTTCTTCTTTTGATAAAAGAATTACTTTTTTATCTTTAAATAAATCTTGAACTTCACTAAAATCTCTTCGTTTATCTTTACTTAATTTGTCCCAAGAACAATATTTACAATCTTGATCTTTATATTTGAAATTTCCATATTTTATAGACTGAACACCTTTATTTATATGTTTGTTGCAAATGAAATCCATATATGATTCTGCATTTTTATAAGTTTTAGTTAATAATACTAAGTCTCTTTCTTTGAACTCTTCATCTATTCCATTAATATTATATTTAGTTTTAGCAACTGCAATTTTACTACCCACACCTTTTATCTGTGGACTATACCTGACTCCATTTTTAATTAAGCATAATTCTTCTTGTTTCTTATGTTTACATTTATCACACGCATCTTTTATTATAGGTTGATTTTTATGACTATTTGTGTATTTATAATATGGTTTAGATATAACTGTTTCTATTCCTTCTTCTAAGCAATAATCACATAAACATTGGATTGGTGCATTACTACCATCTAATAATTTATGAACATTAATTGTAATGACTTTTTTGTATTCCCATTTATGACCTAAACTTTCAATGTATTTCTTATTGTTTGACAGGCAAGTTACTTCTACCTCTTTTGTAATTAACATCTCTAATTCCTTCTTTCTATGCGTAATATTATTTCTGTGCGATACAAAATAAATAGAGTAAGAAAGCCGCACAGAATGAGGTAGCTACTCCTCACAATTTACTTCCTTACTCATATGAACAAATTATGCTCACATAAATACCTAGTCAATTAAGACTAGGCATAATCTAAACACAATTCCATCCACACAGAAAACGCCTGATTGCTCAAGCGTCTTATAACTTACAAAATATTAAATTATTATCTAATTCAATAAATCCTTATTACTATTATCCAACGTTTTATTTCCATATTTAACCTCTAATTGATGCTTTATATAATCCTGCTTAAATCCCAAAGTAGTCAATGCAGTTACAATCGTCTCTGCTTCATCTACAATCTTTAATTCAGTCTCAGTTAAATAATCTCTAGTTAAATCACTTTTCTTATTTATATTTCTGGTTTCTCTTATTTGTTTTGCTTTCATATTGAATAAAATAAGATATACCATGTCAGTGTAATTGCTATATGTATACTTATTTATATTTGGAACATATTCTTGAATACTAGAAGTCATTCTTTTCCTATCTACTTTACCTACTTCACGTTGTAAGTCCCATTTTTCTTGTTTTCCAAAAAATGCTTTAGATAATACATCTTTAGCATTCAATTGATAATCAATAAGTTTATCCATAACTTCAGGTTTATTTTTTTGCATATCTTTAGTAATAGAAATTTTAGCCAACCATAAAGGTAAAAAATCTAACTCAAGACATAATGACTGCTGATTACCTCCTTTTGTGGGGAGGATGAGATTACGTCCCCCTTTAGAAAGTACAATATCTTCTTGAATCTTTTTTCTCTCATTTTTTAACTGACCTTCTGACAAACCTATTCCATTACAAATCCAATTCACACCTACATAACTTTTACCAGTGTCTTTCATTTTTACGACTATGATTAGATTACCATTAAAATCAACTTCCATTAACTCCAGTTCTTTAAGTTTTACTAATTGATTTGACATAGCAAATCCTCCTGCTCATTTTTATAGTGGAAGTACGAGCAATACTTATCAGTGCATTTATATAGCAACCTATCCTTGTATAACTTATTTTGTTACACAAAAATACTCCTAACAAAAGCTAGGATCACTATCTATAGCAAAATTTTATTTATTTCTATTCCAAATAACTCCCACATCTATCACAAAACTTAGCATCAGATCCACTAACTTTACCGCAAATCTTACATTGCAATTTATCTCTTACAGTAACAACCTTCTCAACTTTGTCTCCGATATCATTAAACCCAACTAATCTTAAAATAATCACATGAGAATTTTCTTCCAATACACCGATATTCCCATATTTAAATTCTTGATTAATCTCTTCGCCTTTTACAGTAATTCCCTCATCAAAACTTTTAAGATTTACAGAATTATTTAAAGAACAATTCTGTGCAGTAAAACTAGTTTGGCAAATACTATTATCAAACGATCTTAAACAATCAGTCTGTACAGATTTAGGTGTTGTACTAGACGTAACAGTTATCCAAGTAGGATTATAATCATAAATAGGTTGTTTATAAGTAATCCAAGGGCTAATAGGATTAAATACTTGATTAATCTGTTGAGTAATTGGTTTTAATTTCTCATACCAAAATTCAACCCTAATCAATCCATCTTCAATTTTATCTCCACGATATTCAGAAATTTCTTTTGTTTTTGGTATAAATTTAAACTTATTTTTTGCAGTACAATCACTTAAAAATCCTTCTAATTCAGTTGTCTCATTTGGATTAACTAATAATGACTGGCCATTAAGTACATCTACTCCATCTATAGATATCTTAACTTTTGCTTTTCTTGATTCCATATTCTTGATATAAATAGAATACTCGCTACCAAATGGAATTTGAATTATCCCCTCTTTTTCTCTAAGGATTTTGCCATTATTTTTGAGACAGACCACCATTTTCTCTTGATACATTTTTTATCATCCTTTCTAGAGCACTGACTAAACTCTAAATATTAAAGTCAGTTATTTTTATTAATGCTTATTTATTTATAAGCACAAGTAGACACACCAAATTAATGATGTGTCTGATCTACTTATAAATAAATTACAATCTAATAATTTTATCTCTTTCTCAAATTATCCTCAATCTTTAAAATAGTATATTTTGCAATTTTATCTAAATTTTCTTTGTCAAGTTTACTATTATCCCAAATCAAATTATCAATATGAATATTAACAGTATTTTTTCCTTCGATTTCTTCATCATTTTCTTCTCTAGCATTTTCATACCCCATAGACATACATTCCTGCAACATACTATAAAGAATATTCCTTAATTCTGATCCATACTCACATTCACTATTCTCAATATATCCAGCATAATGTTCTACTAAACCAATTTCATATTCTTCATCTTCAGTAAATTCTCCACGGAATTGTTTGCATGATACACAAGAACAATTTTGATAATGCTCTTCACCATCTAACAATTCATCAACATTTTCACAATCATATTCTTCTTCCAAACAATTCTCATTATCAAATTCACAAAATATTACCCTACCTTTTCCTGCTAAGAATTCTCTAACATCTCCAAAACTCATATCAGACATCACAAAATAATCTATATTATCTACCTCGTCATATTTATATGTACCATCATCCATTTTAGCAAATTCACAAAAGAAACCAATTTCTTTATCTTTGTAAAATTGTAAACTGACATAGTATTCATCAACATCACTTGACAATTCCATACATTCAGCATCTATCCCATAGTAATTGTGGATATAATCATAAATATAATGAGCTACTGAAAAGTCGCAAATAAACATTAAATTTTGTTCAGAGTCTAAGTGAGAATCAATAATTTCTTCAACTTGAGATAATGTATATTTTATTTTGTTAATCAGCATAATTAATATTCCTCGCTTTTATATTTTATTTTATCTTTATATGTTAAAGTTAGATTGTATTATTTATGTTTTAATAAAACTTACAACATATCCTTCTCTTTTAATAATACACTATTCTTAGAAACTTCAATGCTTCCATCTGTCTGAATACGAGACATGGTAATATTGTGATCAACATTCATTTTATTCATAATAATAGAAACTACATCTTCCATAGACATACCTGAATTAATCAAACAAGTATAAAATCCAGAAAAATAACTTGCTTCTTTTATTCCTTTAATAAATTCATCTTTATCAATTTGAATATCTTTATCATTTTCTAGATTATCTGTAGAAATGGAAAAAGGTTCTGTGAACATGAGGATGTCATCTAATGGTGATTTTGTTTCTGGTTCTGTATTTGTATCTGGTTTAGATGTTTCTGAGGTTTCTGAGGTTTCTGTGATTATTTCTTTGCAGTTATCGCACATATGTTATTTCTCCTTGTAATTTAGATTATTTTGTCTACACATCCCAGTAAAATTGCTTCTTCAGGCCATAAATATACGTCCAAATCATGTTCAGTAATATCATCAAGTTTTTCTTGAGTAATATTAGTATATTTAAGAATTACATCTTGACACCTACGCCATGATGCCTCTAGGTCTTTTAACTTTCTTTTTGTTTGCTCTACTGATGTATTTCCCATTTCAAAACTTTGTACTTGATGGTAGAGAAATCGAGTATGGTTTTGACAAATACGCTCAGAAGTAGATATGAAAATCTTAAACGCACCACTCATTATTTTTCCATATGCTTTACCAATGATTTTATAACCACTCTCCTTGAGTGTTTCTATGGTAGCAATTATACTTAGTGATGCAAAAACTGAGCCACCATAACTAGAAATTTTAAGAATAATTGGTTCTGCTTTGGAAGGTGTTATTCCACTTGCTTTATCTCTTTCTACTATTTTCTCAAACATTCTATTAACAATAAATTCGGTTTCTTCATTGATAGAATCGTCGTTAATGTAGATTGTGCGCTCATTAATGTAGGCATTGAGTTTAATTTCCTCGATAATTTTATTAATTGGTATCATAATTTCCATATACTTATTACCCTTCAGTTATTTAATTAATCCTTAATCACAGTATTCATAATATCAATAATCCCATATTCCTTACTAACAATAAAACTTTGACTCTTCTTAACTGTACCAGTATAAGCTTGAGAATAAGACCACTCTGAATTAGAACTCACAGTTGGTAATCTCCTAATCTCAACCCCATAATCGTCAATGACCATTGTCTTATGCTGATGTGCAACAAACCAATACAAATAATCACAATCACTAATATATTCTTTTGCTTCATTATGTATTGTCTTAAATGCTGACTTTTCATTAATATCGTGTGCTATCCCCACTAATACTCGCCCATACTTAATATATTTCCTATCCAATGTCCCGGTATCAATCCACACATTATCATTATTTCTATACCACGAATTTAAAACTTGAAAGATTCCAAACGTAGTATATCTATCATGATTAGAATTGCAATTCCATACTTCTACAGGAGCAATTTGTGATAAAATATCAATAGCTTTAATTAATAAATCAGATACTTTCGTAAACATTTGATAATGACTTACTGAGTGATCTGTCTGAGGAGTTCCTTTTGTAGTCTGATATGGGGTATCAAAATTACATATATCACCTAGATTTAATAATATAATCTTATCTATTTCTTTATGTTTAATTCTACTTACAACATCATTAATTACATAGAAAAATCTATTAGTTGCAATTACATCATCATATTCATTATTACTTGTTTCTAAGTAACTTTTTAATCCTACATGTAAATCTGCTATGTTTAATATAAGCAAATTTCCATTTGTGATGGGATTATATTTAGTATGTTTAGGGGATGGGATAGAGTAGTTTTTGATTAAATTGTCTAGTATTTTTGTAATATTGTCTTCATTAAGTAATATTTCAGTCCTTGGTTTAACGCTCACCTTTGAACTGTAGAGAACCTTTACTCCATCTTCCTTAGTATTCATATGCCACATGCTATTTTTGGCACTAAGCAAAATAAACTTATCAGGCGAATATCCATGTGATTTCAAAACAAATTCAGGATCTTTAGATTCTTCAAGACTCATAGAAATTAATTTATCAGAAACTTGAGAATCATCTTGCTTGATTTCTACAGATTCTTTATAATTAGGTTTAGATGGAGTAGAAGCAGGAATAATTAATTCTCTATCACCATTACCAAGAATAATACCATTAATAATATCTTTTGCTTTTAATGTTCCATTTGCTTTTCTATATTTCTTGAATTTACTTCTTAATCCTTCACCTGTGCTTTGAGGATAATACAATTTTGCTAAAGTATCCCAAGAATCAGATATTTTCTTATTGTACTTTTGGTAACAAATTTCTATTAATTTTTTATCCAATATGTTGTTAATACCACCCTATATATTTATTTTATACTTTTATATAACCTACATATACTTAAATAATATCTTTCATTTAACATCTTTTTAAGCTCTTTGCGATTATAAAACTTAAACAAGCACTTTACAAATGAATTTAAGTAATTGTTTTCTTCTTTATTCACAATAAACTTTTCTTTATTATCATCATCAATACTATAATTTATTTTGTAAGAATTTGTTTGTATCGTATTTCTACTTACAATATTAATAATTCCACTATTATTAAACTGATTAATAATTTTTATTAAAGTATTTTTTGATTTAATTCCAGTTTTTCTAGACATTTCTTTATAAGACATATAGAAAACACCATTATCATCTGAATATCTTTTACTATTTATAAGCATAGCATATAGCAATAATTTTTCATTCTTTGTCTTTTGTTTTAAAACTTCCAAAATTTCTAAATATGTAATATCTATATTAGTTGCATCAATCTCATACATCCCTTTTCTTCTAATGCTTATGTTTATTTTATGCTCTTCTGAAAATACATCTTTAGTACCACCATAATCAATATTATATCCGTGAAATCTGTCTCTACTATTATAAAATTCTATCCAATAAGATTCCCTCTCATTAATAATATCCTCACTACATTCTTCTTGAATTTCATATGTAAAACTATCAATACCATACTTATTATAAGCTCTTTGTAAATGAATATTAAAATGAGTGTTCGCTTTTAATGTGCTTTTGTGTCCTCTTAACCTAGTATCTATATCTTGACTTTGACCAATATATACTTTATTATTTATTATATTAGTTATTTTATATATTCCTATTTTCTTATCCTTTGCCATTATCGCATAACCGCCTTTCATCATCTCGAAATGCCTACACAACAAGTAAACCCCTCTACACCTACTGGCATAAGGGATTCAGACATTGGTGACATTCATGTCCCGACTCCTAAAATAAAACCTTGTTTAACCTACTTTTTAAAACTTCTCAAGTGACATCTATGACACTAATTATTGCTCAGAATCCTTGATTTTAGTGCGTTTTGTGGCTGTATCCTTTCTATTACTTCTACACTTTTCGTATCCTATGGTGTCGAATAATCTAGGAACTAGAATATTGATATTTTTACCACAATAAAGAAGATAAGGATTAACCAAATAAAAGGTTTCCTTACCCAATTCATAACTAACTATTGCTAATTTTCCTCTTAAATTTTTCATATTTCTATTTACAGTTCTTCTATCAATGTCTAATAATGTTGCCAAACTAATTTGATTTAATGGATTATCTTCCAAATCAACGATTAAATTCATTTCCCATTTTAAATAAGGAGATAAAGAATATAAAAATGCTAATTCACTTTTTGTAATTCCATATTGTTCAACAGCATGAGCAATTTCTAAATTAAATACTTTAGTGAAATGATCTTTTGGTTTCCAGTGTTGTTTCTTAACATCCTTTACAAAAAGAGAAGCAGTTAAAGTATTATCTTCATCTTTTTTAAGATATTGTTTTATAAAGTCTCCAATTTCTTTTTGTGCTTTTATATCCTTAAACGTATCAACGTCACTAACAAAAATATCTGCTAATATCCGCATAGTTTTATCTTCCATTGTAGGCATCACCTCTTTCATCATCACAGACAAATAAAATTATTTTAAAATTTTATGTTTGTCTAATTCCCTTCTTAATAGGGATGTTGCTTTAGTTAATTTGTTTAAATTAACCATTGCTTTATAATTTAAAAAATCATTAATTAATTTTTGAAATAATTCAGGTTTATTATTATCAATTTTAAAATAAACACTTTCATCTTTTTTCTCTGAACCAACTAATTGAAATTTGTAACTAACAAATAATGCTGCCAAGTAGAAATCTTTTGTTTCAAAAATATTCATTGTTTTATCACCTTTCATCATCAAAATATGTAACATAAACTTTACGACTTTTTGCATTGTTATGATTTTTTATTTCCTCTGTCACGCATTAATTCACGCTTCCCTTCATATCTCTTCATATCATGTAGGAATTTTTATTTCCTACGACACCATTCACCGAATGCTTGTTTTACTTCATCTGTATTTTTAAACATAGTATATGTATCGCCTTTACTTCCATTTCCTACTTTTAAAGGTAAAATTCCTTTAGAAAAATAAAATTGTGACTGAAATTGATTGTAAATATAAACAAATTCTTTTTCCTTAGTAATCATATCAAATCCCCACTTTCTTAAACTAAATCAATTCACTATACCAACAATCCCTACACACTAAATAAGTCTTATCATAAAAGAATGCCAACCAGTATCTCTTATTACTATTTTTACAAATAGGGCAAGTAGTATCAGCATTTTCTATGTCATAATCATTATTATCAATATCACCACCGACAATCCTAATCTTATCCTCCAATTCAGGATAAACATAATATTTCTCAGTCGGCTTACTAACACAATATAGCACCGGAATATTTATATTATTATTATCAATATCTACGATATCATCAACAATTGCAAATAAACCATTCCAATTTGAGTTGTCAAGAATTTGTACTTGAGTTCCTGTACTTAGTTTAGTTTTGTTGTTTAGTTTCATTTTATCCATTTGATAAAAATCATCTCCTTATTAGAGAAAAGTTTATAATGATAGTTTTTATATGGGTTGTACTATCAAACCCATTTAGTGTTTTATATACTAACCAGAAAAGCAAGCAAAATAAGACTATTTTTCTTAATTAATTATATTATCCATTTATTTATTAAAAATCAATATCCTCTTATTTCTAAGAGAGTATCTTTTAAAATACTTTATTTTTAATATTTGTTCTTCTATAAGGATTTAAAATCCTAAAATTTATCAAATGGTGATTAACGAAACGATTGTCGTATTTATGAATAATGTACTAATGTCATATCGTATTGGTGAATAATGATTTTGCGCTTAGTGATAGATTAGCGATTCTTCTTGCTTGTGACAGCAAACCTAAATTTTGTTTTATTATTATGTATTTAATATACATAACCTGCACTATTTTGCAATGTTTGAATATGGTAACTTGAATTTACATCTAATTTCAGATGTCCAAATAAATAGTCTATATCTTGCTTTGCTTCTGGTTAGTTGTTTTAATTAGTAGAGATGTGGTTAGGCATCTCTACTAATTAATTGTCATGGTTAATTATTAGATAAAGATTATAAATCAATAGAATATAAATATTTACTCACAATATCTGCTGTTGAATCATGAATGCTATAAGGGAATTCATATTCCACAATTTCTTCCATCATGGATTTTTCAATAGAAATACTAAGTTTATCAGCTTTTTCTAGTAATGACTTATAATTATCACTAACAATACTTCTATCAAAATTAATTGTTTTAGTAATTACTACATCATACCTATATGGAGTCTCATTACCTTCCTGATTGAATTTAAATCCTTGTGCGACAGTCTTTTTCTCGTCTGTTTTTATATTGATAAGACTATTTAATACATTAGCTAAATTTCTAGATTGTTTTGCATTTGATATAGCAGAATCTAAGCTAAGATTTTTATTATCCTTAGTTTGAATTACTATATTTCTTTTTGCTAACTCTACTGAAATTTCTAATTTTGTCTTTTCTGAAATCAAGTCTTGAATAAGATTAATTACATCTACAGTTGAAGCATCTGGATATTCTTTAATAGTAGTTGTATCTAATTCCTCATTTTTTGCTTCTGGATTGGACTTTTCTTTAAGATGTTGTTCAAGTACAGAAATAGAATTATTTTTATTAGAAAGATATGAAGTTAGAGATGAAATAGTTTTATCAATATAAACCAATGTGCGAAAGGACTCTTTTAGTGAAATTGTTGAATTAGTGTTTTGTGAATTTTGTGAATTAGACATATTGTTTTCCTTCTTTCAATTTGTATTTTTCTTCTTTGTTAGAGTAATTAACTCAATTCTTTCTGTATGAAGGAGAATTATACCCCTATAAATTCTCCTTATCTCTTTTGGCATACTTATATATTTCATCAGTCTCATTGCAGTATGCCATTTTTCTCTATCACTAAAGTTTAAATGAACTGTGATTAACGCCATAAAGAACAAACAATGAGTGATGAGGGGAATTTTGTGCATCTATAAACCTCATACTCTTTATCAGAGCAATGCCTGTCTTTCAAGGTCTTACTAACTTATGCACATGATTTTAGGGAGGGTTTGTAATTGCACTAACATTGACCCAATTTTATCAAACCCTAAAACAAGTTTTTATTGTTGCTGTCTTGGCTTATGCAATTTCCAAAAATCATCACCACAACAATTTATAGAGGGAAGTTTACTGATGATAACAATTTTTATGTTACTTTGTAATAATTATTATAAAGAAATTAATATTACTATCTATTATAAGTTAATAATATTTGTTTAATCCAATTCATGTTCACAAATGTTTCCACGTTCATCTTCAGTAAACATATTAACCATCTCCTTCAGTAAACATAACATATCACCTCATAAATTAGATTGTAAATTAATAATAAAATTAATCTTCTTCATCTTCCGACTCTTCACTATCTTCATCCATTACATCTTCAATTGCTTCTTCTGTAATAGATAATTTTACATAGCATCCTGAGAAATTTTTAATTACCTCATGAAGATTCTTAACACCTTCATCTGGGATATTAATTACAATTACTGAATCTACAATTGTTAATTCACCTTCAGTTGCTAATTTATGTGTAATTTTCTTTGTTTCAGTGAGTTTTGATTTTGCCATTGTTTTGTTATTCCACCTTTTTATATTTATTTTATATTATGAATATATCATTTGTATTAAAGAATTTGCCTTACGCTCAAATATTGCAACGTATCGCTTTGCCTTATATTTAAAGATATCTATTAAATATAAGGACTTACTGTGCGATACAAGATTATATATTTATTGCTTAACTAAATCTGCAAACTCCTTACCAACTTTAAATCCAACCCTAAATGAATCTTCTGAAGTCCAAGTTTCACCTTTACGATCTCCAAATCGAATTATACCAGTTGTACCTTTAGTAGGTTTCTTCTCAAAGTTACCAAAATTAACGATTTTCACAGGTTCTCCAGTTGCTACAGTCTCTTTAATCACATCTAATACAACATTAATTGCTTTTTCGGCGTCCTTTTTTGACATTTCACCTTTTAAACTTACTGCTGTAATCATTTCGTTTTTCGTCATGTTTTAATATATCCCCTTTTATTCTTAATTTTTATTTTTTGTTATTAATTGTTATGATGTTTTGGTATTTTAATCTAAAACCTTGTGAGTTTTAGATTATGTAGTTAATATTGGTGCATTGTGCTTTTTTATTAAGCACAAAGACCTATCTTCAATGATTTTACTTTTCTACCTAACAAAAATCCATTAATATAATGACTACCCTCCTTGAATTAATTTAAAGAGGTAACAGATATACACTCTGTCCCTTGACTCCGTACAGAAAGACAGTCTGAGGGAGTAAAATTGTATTATTTCTTCTCAAATAAATCTGAGAATATACCAGAAGCAACGCTTCTTACATCTTCTTCTAAATAAATGCACCCAAATTCTTTAGTTCCTTTTAATTCATTACACATTTGTACTAAAGCATTTCTTTCTGAAGAATCTACACTAGATTGTTTATAATCTCCTGCTAAATAAATTTTAGATTTATCCCCTAGTCTTGTACCGACAAGTTTTAATTGCTTGGGCGAAAGATCCTCAGATTCATCGACAACAATTACTGTCTCATCGTATGTTGTTCCTTTAAGGTAAAATGGAATATTAGATTCCAACACTCCACGGGATAAAAGGATTTGTAATTCTCTTTCTCCACCTTCTAATGAATGAACAATTGGTTTAAAGAACATTTCTGTTTTTTCTTCAAATGTGCCTTTAAGATATCCAACTTCTTTTCCTTCGCCTATTGCTTCTCTAATTGCTAAAAGTTTATTAAAATCACCTTTATCTACTGTTTGATGCAATCCCATTCTTACACACAAATAAGTCTTTCCACTCCCGACTTTTCCGTTGACACAAACTATTGGTATCTCTTTGTTATTCAACAAATCTAAAGCACATCTCTGTAAACTATTCTTACCTTTAATAACTTTTGAATCAGGTAGTTTCAATCCGACAAACTTTTTACCATTAAATCTATATTCATTTTCTTTCTTTTCATCTGAATTATAAAATATTAGATACTCATTTACTACAAATTGATACTTATTGATGCCATTATCAATGTCTGTAAAAAAGTTATTTATGAAGTTTGTATCTCCTGATAATTTTTGATATCCTTTATAAATATCATTAGATGTTTCACCACCATATTGTTTACAAGGAATATTAAGAGAATCACATTTAACTCTAAATAACATATCATTACTATAAGCGATTGTATTATTATCTTTTTCGTACAAAACCTTCAGAAGTGAGATTATTTTATTATCCATAATCCCTTTATCAAAGCATGAAGGAAGATTATTATAATCTGTTTCATCGATGATATATGTAATTTTGTCTCGATTAGCGTTTATATATCTAGTCGCTCTACGGGCCTGAAATTTTACCTCTTCTGTTTTACCATTTTTCTTTAAATTATCTAATTCACCAAGAACAAATCCTGATAATTGTATCCCCGAATCTGAAAAATCTTCAAAAACTTTTTTAGGGTGATCCATTAATACATTTGAATCAATGTAAGGTGATTGACATGGTTTATCGGGCAATATAAACCAATCCTCTACTATTTATTTTACTACTTAGTATCATAAGACACGTTTGCTATTGTTACTATTATCCATACCACTACTAAACAAATACCTTTGATTATCTTTTATATCATCAATAGTCTGTTTATTTTTATCGTTTTGTTTCAATCTGAGTAGATAATTATAGTATGGGTCTGTAATGTAACGTTGTTTACGAGATTTGCTACTGAATTTTCCTATTACTACTAGATTATCTCCATAGTTGCCGTGATGTTGTTTGAGAATTTTTAGATTGATTAAGTATGACATTTCTTGTTTTGTAATTTTTTTCAATGTATGTTATTGATGCTCCTTTTGGGATTGTTTTTGGAGTTTAATTGTTTTGTTATGTTTTTAATTATAAGATATTTTTTATATAAATCGCAATCGACCAATACGATTTAATAACTAATTTAGTAGGGAAGAGTAAGTAATAAATTTAAAACCTACTCTTTTACCCTCTATTTAGTTCGATATGCTGTGGTCTAACACAAGTCCTCACCTCTGTAAATCGGGTTTGGCAAATTTTCATGTGCTAACAGCATATTTGTCTCCTATTTTCATCCGACCAAAGACTACTCATATTCGACGTTGATTTAGTTGAGATTTTGTATTATCTAAAACCCTTTAGTGCATATTTCAGCGTTACTTCGATAATACATGCCAAATTATCTTCAAGTCCTATTGGCAAAACTCGATAGATAATTTTAAGCAAAGTTTTCTACTAACATAGCCAATTGTGTATGATTTAGTTAGTAAGGAAAGATTAATGGTCTTAAATTTTGTATGAACGTAAGGGTATAATTAATTTAAAATCATACCCTTCTTTAAAGGGTGTTTGCATATCTCTTATTTTTGTATATTAGTCTATGTTTCCCTTAGAGACTATTATGGCAAAACGCTGAAAGTGTTGGTATGACTACGTTTGAGTAAATCAAGTAATATAGCTGTTTTTCAAACCCTTGTGGGAGTAGGGTTGTAGAGGTTTTCTATTTTCGACTATTTCTATTTTTTTGCATCCTCTCCCTATCCTTCTTCATTTTTATGTCTTTTGCACACTTTTCACAATACTTAGATTTATTGTTTTCTTGTACTATTAAATCACCACAAACTTCACAATATATTTTACTAGTTTCCACATTTGTTTTCAGATTATCAACAATAATATCCCCAAAGCACTCCCATAAAGTAGTTTTAAAGTTTGACTTCTTAAATTCATACAGATATTTTACTAACACATCTGTTACATAATAAACATCACTATTTATTTCTAGTATGCTTTTTACAATTTCTTGATATAAATAAATCACATTGTTTTGTTCATCTTCCTCATATGTAGAATTTATCATAAAATGCTTTTTTAAATCTAACTCCTTATATTTTTTTATAATATCTTCGTTTAACTCCACTTTTTTATTTCTCATAAGCATTTTATAATCAAAATTTCCTAATCCTGTAGCAGTAAAACTAATTTTAGTATTTGGAATTATCTTCTCTAATCTATTTACAACGCTATTGTTAACTAATTCAACCTTATCTTTCTCTTTATCTTTAGCATAAATAAAAAAATGAGGGGTCTTTAATTTAGTATAATCAGTAATCATATTCTTTTTAGACTTTGGTCTTACTGGTTTATACAAAGTTTTAGCATAATCAATTGTAAAATTGTTTTCCATACATAGTAATTTAATTACATCTAAATTTACTTTACCACTATTCCATATCTTTGTAATATTATTACTACCCATTCCAATGTTTCCACCAGTATATGCCATTTTTAAACCATTATAAATACTTTTTTTAGTAATTAATTCTGCTGGTGCTTTTCTCATATTATAATAAAGTGGAACTATATCTTTCATATTACGTTCTGCAATTGAAATTAATGTAGGACAAGCAACAACTAAAGATTTATCTCCATCTACCGCGTAATCCATACTTTTATATGGCACAGACTATATCTTCATAATAATACATTACAGTATTATTATGCTTGGCGTTTCGAGTTATGATTTTCACATAATCTCTACTCTACTCGGTTATTCGGAAATATTTTTCAATTTCCTATCCTTTCGATAGTCGTTAGAGGTTATCGGTCTATTCTTTTAATATTATTTTATAATTTAATAAACTTAAAATTCTTATATGGAACATCGTTTTTAATACTTCTTCTAATACCAAGTCTTACAATTTCCGCATTACTTGAAAATCCATAATTATTATGTAGGTATTCACAACATAAACCTATATAATCAAATTCTTTTAAAAAATTCATATTCTGATCATATAATTGTATTTTTGTTGACATTCCATTTTTAATGCCTTTTCTTGATTGTTTCTCTAAAGCTAAATCTGGGTTTTCCTTATATTTTATTTTTAATGTATCATTATTATAATTAGGATTGGAAGAACCCATTTTTACTTCACTCATTTTAATTAACCAATCTTCATAATTATCTCCCATCCTTTCTTTTGGGGATACTCCAAATTGACTATTTAGTTCTCCTTTATGGGTTTCTGATATTTTTATTTTTGTTTCTTGTGAGTGTATGTATCCACTAATACCTTCACCACCATTCGTATAATTGCAATTACATTGATTATTACTTTTATATTTTTCAATTGTATCTTTTTCTAATTTAAAAGATTCCTCTTCTTTTAAATTAGAATGGGTTATTCTAACATCGCAATTATATTTATTTTTATAATTCAGAAAGTGTTTACTTCTGACTGACTTTGTAGACAATTTATATCTTTTTCCACATCCCTTACCAACATAAAACACATATCCCGTATCAACATTATACCACTCATAAATGTAAAAATTATTTATAGCCTTTCAAACCCCCTCTAAAGGTTTAAAAGAATAGACCGATTTTCCTACGGGATTGTCGGTGACATTACTCACTACGATTTCCCCGTTAGCCATATAACTATTTTTTCCGATGTTATATGACACCCTATTTTTATAGGTTAGCCAAGTTTTGATTCGACATGTAATGTCTATCGAATTGTAAAATTTTGGATATTAGATCATGACAAGATGTGTATACTCCATTAGTTATAAACCAGTCTTTCTTTTTATCATCAATTACATTGTTTCTAATTGCATGTTCTCTATACAAATGTGGGCTTCGCAAGCAATCTAACTTAGGATAAGTTTCATATAATTTACAATACACGTCTCCATCATTAAGTAATCCTTTTGGATTTTTATCTCCAAGAATTAAAAATTCACAAAAGGCATAAATATCTGGAATAATGAATGTATATACTCCATTTATATCTAATTTTGCAGACCTACCTTCTTTAACCATGCTTTTTTTAACTTGTTTTAATATTTCTTTACTGTATGTATCATTCAACAATTCAGGATAAATCTCTAATGCTTGCTGAATATTGTTTTTATTTTTATTTGATTTTTTTACCCCCAATACCTTTAACATTGTCTTTCTATCTCTACCGATGTTCAGTATATTATGTTTAGTAGTTTTCGCAATTATTTCTAATTCTTTATTATCCATATCTGTTAATGTCTGAAGCATCTGATAATTTATTTTTGCGTCACTAAAATCAATTTCTTCTTCATTACATTTCCCAGCTTGGCACTTATATTTTAAATAATTGTCTTTATAAACATCCCATCCATACTTAGTAATTACTTCTTGCTCATTATGGCTATTTTGATAATATTTATACATTTTGAATTGACTACGTGTAAAAATTACCTCTATTCCTTCTTTTATAATATCGTGTTCTTTTCCATAAATATCGAATATATTGCCATATATTTTACCTTCCTCATTTTTATTTGCTTCAATAATGAATTTATCAAATGCAAATGGGACTAGCAATCCCTTTATCCACGGTAATCTAACCATCATGCTTTTATCACTTAAACTTGGTAACATCATTCCACATCCATCTGTATGAGAAACTGGGATTTTCATTTTTTGTCTAATAATTTCATATGTTATATCATTTATAAAATCGACAACACCTTCTACTTCTGTTTCCATATCTTCCACAACAATTGATTTTGTAATATCAAATTCTTTCCATACATCTGTCGCTGAATTTGCTAAGGCTAAGTAAGCTAAGTATTTATTAATATTTACTCCACCTAATACATTAATATCTTCAATTGTTAATCCGCACATTAATGTATTCCTATATTCTAATAAAATACTTTCCTTAATAAAAACTGTCTTTTTTGTTCTTATTTGTCCTGCACTGGCAGTTAAACATACATATTTTTCATTTCCGAACATAAAATCATCAAGTATTATGTCTTCAATTACATCAAAGAAATATGTTTGAACAATAATAATATCAGCAGTTAATGTATTTTCTGGAATCTGTATTGTTCTTGTAAGAACTGAATCAAAAACAGAAATTACATTGTATTTATTTAACGCATCTCTACGTAAATTTCTAATACCACTATTTAATTTGAATTCATCATATAAAGAATTTTTATATTTTTTTAATCTCATATTGGTATTCTGTATAAACTTCTCCAGAATACCAATATATTTTGAATCAGATTTTAATTTACTTATCTTTTTTATTAATTTGTTTCTAAGATAATAGTTTTTATTCAAACGTTTATGTATAATCATTTCTTTATCATTATAAAAACTACTGGTATCAACACTATAGATATGAATTTGTTTATTTAGACTAATATTGATCTCCTCCTTTTAATCTTCAAAGAACCATGCATCTGCGGGATCGTTTGGATCTAAACTTGCTATAAACTCTCTATTTTCATCATAAGATGATTTGGTTTGTCCATCATGATTTTTTGATTTCCACATAGGACATTCATCGTTATAACAATACTTTTCTTCACAAGTATCATCAAAGTCCTCTTCTCCATTGCACATATCTAGAGCATCATTGCATTCTTCATGTGCATTTTCTGGATAATATTCACGATATTCTCTACATTCAGGACACATTTGTTCTCCACATTCTTCACATATTTTTATATCAGAATAAATTGATTCTTTTTCACAATGCTCACAATCATATAAACCATTTCTGGGGAAACTAATTGAACTACACCATATAGCATGTTTTAAATATTTTAATACTTCTAAAAATTCTTTGGTATATTTATTGTCCTTATACAATTGTATTTCACTATATTTATCTTCAATTACTTTTTGAAATAAAGATCCCCATTCATTATTGATTGTATCTCTAAATTCATAAAATAAATACTCATTATTATTCAATCCATTAATATGTTTATTTGTCTTTCTTTGATCGGTGTATAAATAAGATTCTAGCCCCTCTATTCCATTTTCAACAACCAAATATGCAACTCTATTCTTTTTCATATAATTATTCCTCCGTCTTTCATTTATTAATATAGGTATAAGGAGAGCAAAATACTCTCCTACCCATCCAAAATTCACACAAATCCCATCTAATCCAACTGTCTCAATTTATATCCACCATAACTCTTTCCATCTCTCAAACACATTAATGCATCCATCATTCCTTCAAATATATCTCTAATTCTAAGCAAACTACCTTTCTCTACAGCAAATATTTCATATTCAATGCCATTAAACAACTTATCATACATTTTTAACAAATCATCTTCTTTCATCTGCCAAGCAGTAACACCATTTGATTTATAATTATGAGGATTAACCATTATACAATCATAAATATTATCTAATTTTTCAATATAAACAGTAACTCCATCTTCTTTAAATTGAATTGTCAACATATCATTGTTATTCAAGTGTTTTACTATATCTGAGTAATTATTTTCAACAAAATTAAGATTCAATCTTGGTCTTTTGATATTCATATTGTTTTTGTTATTTTTACTCTTATTTTTCATATTATTTCTCCTTCTTGCTATTGATTGCAACCCATAATATTATTCTAATCTATCCCTTAAAACTCACCTTCTATGGGATATTATTTATCCATTCTAACTGTTCCACATTCAGGATATAAATCAACTGTCAATGGTCTTCTATTCTCTACATATTCATAATTATTATTAAACGGCATATTTCTTTTAGGATTAGATATTGTAAAATCATATATTTTTGTAGTATTTGTGTCTCTTATACGTATTTCAGTAAACTCACCAGAATAATTACAAACTTTGCAAATCATTATATTCCCTCATTTCACTCTTATTATGCCATAAAAATCTCTTTACCTCACCTTCAAACCAAATCTGATTTATAAATGGTTCATCTGAATATTTAGCACAAAAATGATAATAATGATTATCTCTTTTATCAAACCAATAAAAATGAGGCCATTTACATTCAAATATTTCTAACCATGAACCACGTTTTATAATTTTTATATTTGTAGGATTTAATATGTATTGTTTTATTGAATGTAATAGACAATTGCTATACATTATTGTTTAACTTCTCCTTTCTAAATTCCATTCGTAACTTACACATTTCTCTATTATAACTATTTTTAATTCTTAACTCTTTCATAAAATCAATCAAATAATCCTTAACTATTTTGAAATTACACATAGAAGTAAAATTTAAAATCTTAATACTTGATTTTCCAACTCTATCAAAACTATCTTCTTTATACCAATCAACTAACACAGGATACTCGTCCTCAGATGGAACTAATGTATCTTTATTAATATTTTTTAATAAAAATTCTTCTAATTCAGATATATCTTTTATTAATAAACCACCTTCCTCATCATCTCCTTCATAATCATAATTTTCATATTTGACATCTAATTCTTCACAAATGTCCCATATATTTTCAAACATAGGAACATCATTTCCTACATAATCTTCTGCACCATGTTTAAGAAAGAATTTTAATAGTCTAATAAACTCTGAATGATTATTGATTATACATTTATGACCACTATATTTATAATCTTTTAATGCCATTAATTTATATCTCCTTTATTAATATTACTTTATTTTAATAATCCATTTCTGCACAAGGAACTGAATTTAAACCATATTTATTATCACACGTTTTACATATGTAATTACCTGAATCTAAATCATAATAGATATATTTTATATTTGTCATACGTTTTCCACAGTGAACACATCGTTCATCAACTCTATCTAATTCTACATCGCTATAATTACTATCCCCTCCTTTACATTGCTTTAACTTTGTCATTATGCATATCCTCCGATGTCCCAGTAGAATTATTATAATCCTCAGTAATAAACTTACCAATAGAATCTGTTAAATCAATCAACGTCAGTTCAACATTAGTATCTAACAATTCAAATAATATTTTTTCTAATGAAAAATTTCCAACAAAATAAGATTCAACTTTTGTGTTATAATTCTCTCTACCAATGATTAATTTCCCAAAACCTTTGTGCTCTATGCCTGTAATATATTCTACTAGCTTTACTTCAATTAATTTATCAACTGTATTTTTAGAAGAAAAAATTGTATCTAGAATTTGAGTTACTGATTTGGTTGAGTTGTCGATTATTGATGTGATTATGTAGTTTGGTTTATTTAGTTTGTTGGATATGGAGGGGATTTCTGATAGGGATATTGTTCCTGAGAGTGTTAGTTTTTGCATTATATTTTGCCTTCTTTCTATTATTAATATTATTTTGTATTTTAGATTTGTAACCAAGGGTTGATATGCCGATTATAGACTTTTTATAATAATTAAAATAAACCTCTGTAACCATTGTGAGAGTAGTATTACATGTTATTTATAATCATTACATATTTCATAAAAATTTAGCTAGAATCAATTGTAATAATTTGTTGGTAAGATTGTGTCAAATAGTAAATCTACACCTTAAATGGACTATAAATTTCAATTATTTATTTATTTTTATTAGATTCTTCTTTTAACTTTGCTTTTAATTTATCTTGTTTTTGTTTAAGTTTTAAGTCTTTTAGTTGTTGATTACTCCCCATTGTCATTATCTTGATTATTTTATGTATTCTATGAATGTCTTCAGTGTTAAAAATCAACACAGCTTCTTCGCATACCTCACCACTTATGTAAGTCCATACCTTTATATTTTCTGCTTCAAACTTTGGCATTAAAGTATTTACTGAACTTGCACCAGAGGGTAGATAAAGTGCTAGAGTTGAATCTGAATATTTATAAACTTGACCGTTGTAGCGACATTTCAAATAGTTGTCATTTTTGTTCTTGCTGATAGATCCGTCTGTGTTCAAAGTATGAAAAACTGTATATGTCCCAATATAGTCTAAAATTTCTTTTCACCTCCTTAAATAATATTTATTTTAGTATTTATAAAATTCAATATGTATTATAACTATACATTAACTTCTTATTATCACATTCTTCACAAACTAAATGAACCCAATGTTCTGTGTAACTGTCATCATACCACATATTAAATTTTTCAGTATGTTTTATTGAAGTATTATTACTGTTACAAGCTTTACACTCAATATGAAAACCTATATCCATTAATCTCACCTCCTTTGCTACTTAATTATTATAACATTATTTTTACAACATGTCAAATAATTATTTATTACTTTATACACCTATGTATTCTATTGAATTTTCTTTATTACTCCTTTTTTATCACGATACTTTTTAATTATAAAATCAAGAAACTCTTTTTCATATTAAACATTTGCAAACCTAAATCAAATACTTTCTCCCATACTTTCAATAGAGCAATTAATAAAACTCCACTGGTGACAATTAAGGATAGTCCAATAGTTACTTTTATTAGGTTATCTATGATTACAATATCCATTATTTATACTTCCTTTCAATATTAATTACATTTAATCTGCTAATTGACACAACCCTCCTGCGGAACCATATTGCTGTACCCACAAAAACTTTTTCTTAGTTTCCATGTCTTGATAAATTAAAATAGTATAATTATTATTATCCCTTTGAGTATAGATGATTTCAAATCTATTATTTGTAAATGTTTGTTTAATTTTTAATTGCTCTTCTTGTTGAATCTTAATCTCCTGTGCTTCTTTAGTTTTCTGTTGAATTTGTTGTTCTGATATTTGTTGTTGACTGCATCCAATTATTCCAAATAAACTAATAATCACGATGATTAAATTTCTTAACAATTTTTTCATTTAATTGATTCTCACATCCTCTAAATCTCTTTCAACAATCCTAATCACCTTATAATCAAATATCCCCATAATAAACTGTGCTAATATCTGTAATCCAATTAATATATTAATACTTACTTCTAATTTTATTACAACTATTGCTAATGTTGCTCCCATGATCTGTGCTATTGAAACTAAATAACTTTCTTGTGTTTGATAATTAGTTAAATCATCTCCTTGCCATATTTTATTTATATTTGACTTCATAATGCACATCCATATAGCTGAAGATGTACCATTGAGTATAGAAATTCCGAAGAATCTTATGTTTATATTATGTAATCCATAAATTGATACAAATAAGAATCCTAAAACATCTAGAATTACAATCAGTAAGAAGAATTTTTGCAATAATTCTCTATTCTTTTGTTTCTTTAATATATAATTTATAAGAAAGATTGTGATAATTCCTACCCAATTTACTATAGAATATATGTAAGTGGATACCTGTTGCATAAAATATATGTTTATTGTAGGTGTTGTTAGAGCGAATAGTAGGCAATTGGTGAATATACCTGTGTATAGATATAGTTTTATGTTTTTGATATAGTGATAAACCTCCTTTCTATTAGTTTATTTGTATAATTACCTAAAGAATATCTCAAATGGTTTTAGTTTTTCTTTTAGATTCTTTTCCTTGTTTTTTCTTTCTGTGGTTTCTATGATTTTTATTTCCATTCTTTTTTCATCAACAAATACTTCTAACTTATTTAAATACTCCTCAATATAATCTACCCAAGCACCATAAATGAGCCAATCATAATTAATCCCCTCTTTTGTTGTATTCCCGTAAACATGTAATACAGGTATCCCACTGAACCGAAAACACTTATTATTGCGTATTAAACTTAAATCTTCTGTCTGATAAACGTAAATGTCTACACCATTATATGGAATATAGTTAAACATTATATTTTTATGTACATAAAGGTCACAGCCCATACCCATTGAATCAACTATATCTACTAAGCCAACTACATCTAACAAACCTAAATCTTTTGCTTCCCATAAATACCATAATTTCAAGAAAATCACCTACTTTGTATTTATTATATTTTATTTATTGGATATTGAGGAAGGGGGTAGGTATATTTTAGTGTGATTTATTGATGTGTAAACCAGACCGCCCTGCACCTCTATATACAGTATACCACTTTATTAACCACATGTCAAATAATTTATTTATATATTTATAAAATGTATACAACCTATCTCTTCTTAATAATCCAACTGATCTTATTTGCTTTCACACAAGTGTGAACATCAAATTTAGTTCTTAATACCTTACCATTAGCCCACCATTCATTCTTTAACCAATCTAATTGCTTTTGAGTTGCAGGTTCATATTTCCATTTTGCTTTTCTATCAAGGAATGTAGAATATTTCCTTGAAGCATATTTTTCTGATTCTTCAATGAGATTAATTAAATTATCATCCTCAGACACATATTCTTTTCTATTAACTTTATTTGTGGTATCAACAATGAATAATTCAAATATATTCTCTTTTATATTCTTATAAATTACATAATGTAAATCAGAATTTATAGACAATGCAAACGTATCTCTATCACACTTATACCAATCATAATAACTTTCAGAGAAATACTCACTCATATTTGCCTTAAATAGTTTTAATTCTTCTGCAATTAATGCCAATCTCTCTATTTCTTTTTGTTTTGCTAATTCTTCTCTTTCTAATTTCTCTGCCTTATTCTTTTCTTCACGTTCGATTGCTTCAGTTAAAGTTTCTTGATCTTTAATTTCTACACCAAATATATCTGTCATTGTCATTAAGTCATGTTTACGCACAATATCAACTACATCAATGATTAGACAATTGGATTTGCCTTCTGAGGTTCTAAGTCCTCTTCCAATTATTTGGGTATAGAGGATTTTAGATTTCATGGGGCGACATAGCAAAATACAGTCACATGGAGGATAGTCGAATCCTAAAGTTAGAATTCCAACATTTACAATAACTGGAATTTTACCTGACTTAAAATTATTAATAACTAATTCTCTTTGTTTATCTTCAATAGTAGAATCAATATACTCACAAACGATATTATTATCCTTAAACTTTTGGCATATATCTCTGGCATGAGCAATACCTGAAGCAAATACTATTGTTGCTTTTCTATCTGAAGCATATTTTATATAAGATTCTACTACAAGATCATTTCTAGTTTCTGTATTTACAGTATCTTCTAATTGTCTCTGATTAAATTCTCCTGCGATTGTTTTTACATTAGATAAATCTGTATCAGAATGAACATATATTGCTTTTGGCTCACATAAGTAATTGCTTTTAATCATTTCCAATATAGACTTTTCATAGATTATTCCGTGGAACACTTTCTTCATATCCTCATTAAAAGGTGTAGCTGTTAGACCGACTACCTTTATATTCGGATTCAATTTATCTAATATCTTTTTAATTTGTCCTACTGAACTGTGACATTCATCAAAGAATACTAATTCAAAATCACCATATTCAGACATCTTTTCTAATCTAGTAGATTTAGAATGTGTGAGCGATTGACGGGTAGCTACAACAATTTTATTAGACACCATATTTAATGATGCTTGTACTGATCCAACATCTAAATCAGGATTTGTATTGTAAAGTTTCTCAACAGTTTGCTCACGAAGTTCCTGTGATTGGACTACAATCAAACACCTAGACTTTACTTCATTTGCTATTGCAGATACTATTACCGTCTTTCCGGTGCCAGTAGAAAGTGATAGAATACCATTAAAATTTGGTTTCAGATTTTTTACTGCTTCTATTGCTTCTAATTGATATGGTCTTAATTCATATGCCATTTATTATTTTCTCCTTCAAAGTCATTTTATTTATTTTATAATTCAATTGTGGAAGGTGCAACGCACCGACACCCAAGGGAAATGCTCCCACGCTGGCATTTCGCTTGTATACGTTCCTGCTCTCGTTGGGTTCTCTTTAATTGTTGTTAATATGTACGCACTATATCTCATTGTTTTATCTCCTTTATATTTTACACTAGATAATTACCTTTTTTTACAGTATGTGTTTTAAACCATTCTCTAACAAAAGTATTGCTTTTCTTTAAGCCATTAAGAATGCCAGTATCTAACTCACTTTCTAATAATAAATCTTTAGCCTTTACTGACATACCACTTATTTGAACATCTAACCAATTCTTAAATTTTGTATATGCAATCCCTTTATTAATTCTGGAATCTGCTTTGTTTTCTTGGTATTTAATAGTATTCTTAGTTATATCATTTTCTATTTTTATCATTGCAATATATTCATCTTTATTCATCCATTCTATAATTGGTAATTGTATTGTCAAAGCATCTTCAGTTTTAAAATCATCATTATACTTTGGTTTATAAATATTTATTAAATATGGTTCATAAACATTTACATCAGCATGACTATTCAATTCACATATTTCTATCCTATCTATTGAATCATAGCATTCCTTACCAAGATGTCCATTACAAGAATGTTGATTGAATCTTAATTGTGGATTAATTGAACAAGTTTTACCAATGTATATTATTTCATTGTTTCTGTCTATAAATTTGTATATACAATATCTCATTTTCATTGTTATATCTCTCCTTTTAATTTCTATCCCCATAATATCCTATTATAGTTCTATAGGGGAAATGGGGGATAGATTTTTACACTAAATAATTTCCTCTCTTAACTGTATGTTTTTTAAACCAATCTTTAACAAATGCATTACTACTTTTTACTTTGTCTAATTCCTTAGATTCCAATTCACTCTCTAATAATAACTCCTTTGTTTTAACTTCTCTACCTACTATTTGTACATCCAACCAATCTTTAAATTTTGTATATGCTATTCCTTTATTCTTCCTACCATCTGCTTTACTCTCTTTAAATTCCACCAACTCATCATCTATAACATTAATTAATTCTCCCTTTCTAGGAAACAATTGCTCTATCATTTTTAATATGATACTCTTTATTGCAAATACATGACAAACTATTTTATCATTACAACTATATTTTCTTAATTTTGTTCTATGAATTTCTTGATAAAAATCTGTTACCATTGTAAAGTATTTATATTTATTTAATGGTTCATATCCAAATTCCCAATTCTTATAATTTGTACCATAATCATCACCATTATATTCTGTTTTGCTTCTATCTTTAACTTCTAATTTTTCACTCATTTGTATTGCTTTTTCTAAATTAGAACATTTACTTATTATTCCCTCCCAATCAACATATGTAGATAACCATTGAATGACATATTCAAAATCAGGCATTGTATGCCATCCTAACATAAACATATTAACACATTCTTGCATATTATTATTGCCCTTTGTACTATTATAATAATATACTTCAAAGTCATTAGGAGTAGGAATATAATCTAAGTGCTTTAATTGCCCATATAAATCACTTGCTACTCTTTGATATGTTACTACATAAGTTTTCTTAGTAAATCCAATTCTCATCTTATTATTAATAAATGATGCACAAGCATTAACTAAATGATTCTTTTCTCTAAATGTTGTCTGAGTTAATTTATGTTTATTATATACATTTATTGTAAGATTATCATATGATCTTGTATTTTCTATGTCTAGATACTTTATACTACCTTTATTATACATTCCTAAATACTGAGGATCATACAGAGCAGTACCATCAAATATTATTGTTTTGAATGTTTTACAGTATAATTCCTTCAAGTCCCTACTGCCTATTGTACATATAAATTCTATATTCTTTTGATAGACATAGAAACCTCCCAATGTTAGTATTGTATGTATATGTTCAAGTTCTCTTTTATTCTCAAATCTCATATATTTATCCCATAAAGTCATAAACTCTAAATCATTTTTACAAATCATGTCATTATTAATATTGGATACTATAAATCTTTTGTGTTCACTTCCTCTTAATCTTTGCATTTTAGTATTTATTGTGTCAGATATTTCTTTAAACTTATTTTCCAATGTAGTTTTATCTTCAGTGGTATTATAACTTAATTTACTCAATGTTGTAGATATTTTGTTCAGGAGTTCCTTACTTACTTTTACAACATCTAATACATCTGGACGCTCATCAATAAGTAATATCGTTCTAGTACCATTCTCCCAATCCTTATATTTAATAATACTATCTGCACATTCTCTTAGTCTGGCATTGGTGATTAATAATATAGGGAATTTCTCTTGTTCTTTTTGTTGCTTACTGATTTTACATTTAGAAAAGAAATTACAATTATTAGGAGTGCAAACTTTAGCATCAGATTGTTTAATCTTTTTGTTAATACATATATCTTTATTCCAACCTTCTAATATGTATGTGTATCCATCTAAATTTATATGCTTTAGATATTCAACTGTATTTCTTAAACTTTCTAATCTATCAGTTACAATTATTATTCCATCAGTAGATTCCTTATTTATATGAAGAGAAATTATCTTTTGTAATATTTCAGATGTAATACTGCTCTTACCAAATCCGCAAGGAGCTGGTATTACAGTAATTATATCTTCTATTAATTCACCAAATATTATTTTAGATGTCTCATTAGCAAAGTTAATTTGTTCAGTAGTTAAACCTCCTCTTGATTCAAATGTATTAATAAAGTTATTTGTTATATCAGTGGCGATTAATTCTAATTCAGGAGTAATAGTTACTATTTCATTTGCTGTGTAGACTTCTTTGGATAATTTTATTACTTCATTTAATCTATTGTCTCCATCAAGTAAGAGTTTGTTATTTTCATGATTTAATATTTTATATTTGTAATTATAATCTAGGTCTTTGATTAAATTAATTTCTCTCATTAAGTATTATTCCTTTCATAATCATTGTATCTACATTTTTCTATTGCACCAATCTGTGAATGCATTTGTTAACTCATCATTTTTAAGGAATTGTACAAATACATTCTTTTGACTGCTAAGACCTACTCTATAAGGAGCAATTCCTTTATGGAAGTAGAATTCTGCTTGTATGAGATTGTAGATAAAAATGAATTTATTATTATTTTGTTTAGATGTAGTTGTGTTTGTTTGATTTTCAATCTTAATGTTCCCAATCATTTTAAGTCCTCCAATTTATTTGATATTTATAATTTGATTTAATTTGACATTAGAAGGAAACGAAAATATTAATTGTTCTTCACAAGTTCATCTCAATTAATATTTTATGCTATATAGAATAATAATTTTATTTTTATACTTATGTAAAACCACTAGCAATAATATTAATTTGTATATGCAATAGAAAATGTAATAGAATTATCAATATATTTCCTCCTTCTGAATTTATTTCATATTTATCCCTTACCTATATTGTACCACTTTATATTCTATATGTCAAGCATTTTTATTTATATATTTATAGAAGAATTAATCCATATTAATCAAATACTCAATATACTTTTTCATCTCAATCTTTACTGCTAGTCTAACTTGATCAACTCCATGACCAGATTCTACATGATATATTTCAGTAGATATATTTTGTCTGAATGGTTTAGGTATTTGTGAACTGATTTCTCTCCATTTAGATTTACCTTTATTGAAGGAATATGTACAGAATATATTGTTTAGGATGTAATCAAAATCTTGAGCAATGGAATAGACATTGGATATGGATTTGAGTTGTGATTTATAGTTAGAGAATTGGTTAAGATTGTTCATTGTGTTTCCTCCTTTGCTTTTTATAGAAGAATTTCAATCTAACAACCTAATGAAAGTTATTAGATTGAAACTATCAAAACAAAAAAATTAATTATGTAATTAAATTTCTCCATTGATTTCATTTTCTGTACACCAATCTAAAAATTCATCCTCTAATTTAGTTATACTATCCTCTACCTCTTCCTCAGACATTCCATTAATAATAGAATCTTCATAAATATCTTCTTTAGTTTTATAACCATTAACTTTTAACCAAACACTAAAATCAGAATACTTTTCTCTATCAATTGTACGAACCATGACTCCATCAATATATTCTTCCATTTTGTGTAGCCTCTTTCTGTTAAGTATTGATTCTTGATTATATTATACACTTATTACTTTGTAGATGCAATAAGTGTATAATATTATTTGTTGATTTGATTAGAATAAAGCACATCCAGATAGTTTAAATTCATTTATATATGTATTCCATTGTTCTTTATCAATTTCTAAATATTCCATAAGATGTTTTTTGCAAAAATAATCATCCATATTTCTACCTAGTAACTTTAAATTCATTGCTATATCGTCATTTTTGTTTACCTTTTTATCACATATTTTGCATTTATGATTGAAGTATTTTTCTACTATATCAATATTAACTCCCTTATGTTCTGCAAATTCATTAATAACTTCCAAAGTTGGTTCTGATCTTAATAATCCTCCATTCCAACAGAGATGATATTCTTTTATTGTGCAGTTTAATTTAGTCCATTTTTGATTATCAATAAAGTCATTGTTTAATATATCATGCCATCTCTTATACATACTAGGATACCAATATTTATCTAGTACCCAAGTTGTTTTAGTATAATTTGGGCAAGCTATAGCACAGCCAACCCTAGAATAACCTTTTTTATATTTAGGATTAATATCAATTTGTTTCCATAATGTGTATAACCATATTTGTTCTTCGTTCCATTTGCGAATAGGAAGTACACCTTCCCATTGACGATTACCCCATTTTTCATTTTTCCATTCATCCGTATATCCAGAACGACTCGTTGATTCTTCATTTCTCATTCCTAAGAAGAATAAATACTTTATATCTTTGTCTAGATAATCCATAGTGGATTTTTCTTTCAACAATGTACAACATGCACGACTTAATCTTGTGGGGATAAATTGAATTCTTTTACTCCATTGATAAAATCCTTCCTTTGGATTGATTATTTCTACATTATTCATTGTCTTAACAAATTTATATGTATCAGCAGAGTCCAATGATGTATTATTAAATATTTTTCTAGAATTTATGACTTTATCAACCAGATAAGAAGTTGCTTGGCTATCCTTACCTGTAGATGTTAGTGTAATTGGACTATACCACTCATACTTTTCAATGCTATTTTTAATTAACTCGATACTCTCATTCTCTAATTCTACTAATTTGTCCTTATTTCTCTCCATTGTTTCCTCCCAAGATTCAATCTCATAAGTTTCCTTCTTATAATCAGTAGCAGTAATATTTAATTCATCATCAATATGAATTCTTAAAACTTTGTGAATTTTTCCTTCAACATCATAACATTTAATAATTGATCTATCTAACCAATAATATCCCTCAACTAAATTATATTTATTAATATCTACGCCTTTATCTTTTAAGAATCCCAAATACTCATTAAATACTAAATTCAATACATACACCTTATTTATTTACATTAAGCAAATAAATAAGGAAAACATAACTAATTACCCAAACTGTGGCTTTTACATGTAAAGCATACGCAATACACCACAATGCAAATGGTATATGTTTTTATGTTTCTCACACATTTTTATACGGCATCCTTACGCATCGGATTTGTAAGATTATTGATTGCTCTATTCTCAATGCCGATTTAACAACCAGTTATATCTGGATCGTATGTATTGAAATGGATGGAAGTTTGTTCAATTTCTAATAATTTAAATATCCAATAATATTTATCATTGCGATAGTCTATATTAGTTATTTTATTAGGGTTGTGTCTGTTATTTCTTATTTCTTGTGTAAATGCATCTGTGATGGTTATTCCTTGATTGAGATTATGAATGACATTTTTACAATTGTTGTCATTAAATTTTGCTGTGTGGTTTTTTACTATTATAATTCTCATCTCCTTTCTAGGTAAATAATTTACAGATTTGTACCTGTGAATATTGTAACACAGATTAATAAGTTTTGTCAAGGAAATTTATTTTAGCATTTATAAACATAAGAACTATATAATAATAAATTTTTACCAGAGGAATTATTTTTATAATCCTTGAAAGTATTGCTAGAGTAGTATTACAGGGATTTGTATGAATGAAGTGTATTATATAGTATAGCACTTTTTCCGAGTGAATTGGTGTAATGGTTGTTAGAGTAAGGATAGAGGGATTATTTGATTTGTGTTGTTTGGTAAATTTTTATGGATTGATTTGATTTAGAATTAATTTTATTTTGAGATATTATTTTGATGTGAATTGTTAAAAATATTTTATTCAATTTTTAGATGGTCGGATATATGGTATAATTGATTCGGATGAATTTGTTAAAGTACGCCCCTCTATAGTAGAAGGGATTGTTAGAATGTGTTATAATTGGTTAGGATCAAGGATTTTAAGGTTATTTGTAGGATTAGATTTGTTAGGAATTTGTGATTAATTTTGAATGCATAATTATGAATTTTCATTAGATTTTTTTGTTCGATGAGATTTATGATAATTATATTTTGATTTTAATATTTGGTAGAAATTTATAGATCAAAATATGAATTAATATAAGGTTGAATCTGGTAAAGAAACTGTATGAGAGTAGGATTTATTGGTTATTTTGTATGGATTGATTTAGTGATATTTATTAAGATTATGTGAGAATTTTATATTATTTTATGAGATTAATTTACAAAATTATTTGACTTTTGAGAAGTTTTGTGATTTGGAATATGTATTTATTGGGTTGGAAATTGTTGTGATGATTATGTTTTTGCGATGTGAGAACGAAGGGGAAATTTGGATGGATTTGTCTCGAAATCGATTTCTAAAATTTCGATGTGTAAACAAGTACTCTGCACATAATGTCGAATAATGTCGAATAATAATTTGTAATCTATGCCCCACCTATGATAAAGTTGGCATGGTTTTTGAAAGTGAATGTTAGCACAGGTTTTTGCTATCAGCTTTACCTATGACAAACTGAAAATAGCATAGGCCGATTACCTGCTAATCCCTGAAACCCTTGCTATAAGCCGATTCCTGCTATTTTCTGAATGTGACACAATGGGAATGTGTCACATTGGATGAGGATTGGGCCTTATATTATGTCTCGGAATGAGTTTGAAGAGGTTAGAAGGGGAAATATGAGGCAGGAAATAGAATGGAATGATAATGGATAAAATACAGATAATGTCCTAGTATTGTATCGGCTGCAGTCGGGAATGATTTGTCGAATTGAATTGATCGGGAGAAAATGGAATGAATCGTAATGCGCTGATGATGCTGATTATACGTATATGAGTATATACGTATATACGTATAAAATATCGAGGTCTATAACATAGGCGAAATTAGTGAAGACTTAAATAAATGAGTAACCACTCATATGTACAACCATTCATATAATAAAATTGTAATTACATTGTACATACACATATAATACTTTGAATATCAAACTATATTAGTCTCAAAATATTCTATATTCAAACTAATATCACATAACCCATAATCCTATCATACTACCATACAATACAGTCACTTGACTACATTACACGTTCAATATAATCATAATCATATTATCCCATCACATTAACCACATTATATGATCATTATGATCACATATCACCTATACTATCATAATCCAAACTAATATCAACCATTTCACTAAACTATAATCCACACCAAATTACTATGCTTTAATACCTACTATATTACTTGGTATTTATATCCTATCATTCTACTATACATTAATACCAACTAATTAACTATGCTATATATATCCATATCATTTCACTACACTATAATAAATTAGTACACAACATAAATATATAACCTGTTATATATCACTATACCCTCAAGGGGTATACTCTAACCTCAAAACTACCATACCCACGTAGGGTATAAAATTCCACATCTCGTAATACCCCTAAAATAAAATTCTACACACTAACATATACCTCTAAACCTCAAACCGCTTAAACGCCCCTTTCTGTCGCTCTAATCTTATAATTTTATTTCTTGCTTCAACGCATTATATCAACTCTTATTTTACATTGGCATAAGTTTTGCTAGTATAATACAGTAATACATAAACCATATCTGTATTAATACACAGTCTTCATATCCTACGATCATATCATAATCAAACCAACAACATACAATTATAAATACTCATAGTAAATATCCTAAAATCCCTACAAATTCATAACTATAAAAATAAATTTTATTGCAAATGGTTTTCCCTATTGTTTTTGTGATATAATAATATAGGAAATCAATTAATTAAAAGGAGTGCTAACAATGATTAAAGCAACGAAAGCAACTAAAAAAAGATTAACTACTGAAGACTTTACACCTTATGTTCGCCTTTCAACTCTCATAGAATCAATAATCAAAGAAGCAGAACGAGTTGAAAGACATGGAGAAGAGACAGACTTTAGAGCTTGCTATACAGATAGAGGATTATTTTACAAATGTTATGAAGACGAAAAACCATTATTTAGAGGATTTGAAAGTAGATACCCTGAATTAATTGAAACAACATTAACACATGGTTTAAACCAAATTAAAATACCAGATGTGAATAAATTTGTTAAAGTTATGTTGCAAAGAAAATTTGAAGACTAGAGATAGTCTTCTTTTTTGACCATAAACCCCAAAATAAAATTATCTTGACATTCTCCCAAATTTATTTATAATTATATTTATACCTCAACTAAATCAATTACATAAAAAATCCTAAACCCAATTCCCTAAACCAAACCAAAAATAAAAGGAGCGTGTACCCAAATGAACAAATTTAAATTTTTCTCAACCTGCAAAACCATCCAGGAGCTAAAAACTACATTCCGCGAACTCGTAAAACTCCATCATCCAGACAAACCGACCGGAAACCTCGAAACAATGAAATCCCTAAACATAGAGTATGAATTAGCATTCGAATACATCAAAAACAATCCAATTAACGACACTGAGAAAAAATCCTCTTTCTATGCAAATGTAAACGATGGATTCCGCGAAACCTTAGAAAAAATTATCTTCATTCCTGAAATTTTTATAGAAATATGTGGCTCCTGGATTTGGGTCAATGGTGAGACAAAAGCAGTAAAACATCTACTAAAAGATGCTGGTCTATGGTATGCAACAAACAAAAAAGCATGGTATTTTAAACCTGCTGATTATAAGGCCAAAAAGCATAAGGCATTTAGCATGGAAGATATTCGCGGTAAATATGGTTCAGAAACAGTCGAGAAGAAGGAAAGAGTAAAGGTAGAAAATCCAATGGCAGCAAAATAAAATTGTTAAATAAAATGAGGCTTAAACAGTCTCATTTTTCTTTTTTATGTGCTAACATTTTGCTCTTATCTATTTTGTGCTACCTGGTAAACATTTTTGTATTAATTCTAAATAATTAACCATTAATAAAACCTTAAAATAATTTTCCAAAATCTATAGACATTCGCTTAAAAATATATATAATAATAAGTAAGAAGTTGTTCAAATTTGAAAGGAGTTTTTAAAATGGCAAGTATTAAAACTGCTAAAATTGGAGATATGCTACAAGTTCCTTCGATCTTATTATTCCCTCAAAGGACTGGAAAATTTAATAGACATGGTTATTCTATAGGTAAAGTAATCAATGTTTTTAAACATTCTGAAACAGGCGAAACGGTTGTAGAGGTCGAATATTTAGAAGCATTCCGCTACAAAAGCGATTTCCCTTTACAAGTAAAAAAATTCTTTGTTGGAAATTGTATGAAATTTAAACTGGAACCATGTACTTTATCTGATAAAGATGCAGAATTATATATCTCAAAAGCTGGATATAAACGCATAAATGGAAATGTATATGATCTTTATCAATCGGCATGTATTGATACATTTAATTTAGAAGTATAAAAGGAAGGGAAACCTTCCTTTTTCTCTATTTCTAAAAATGCTCTCTAGTGACCTCTGACATCATTCCATAACCCTTTATATCAATACTATCTTATCCAATCATCTTGCAAATACAAATATAAAATATTTTCTTGACATTGGCCTAAATAAGCGTATAATAGTAAATGTAGAGATAAGAGGAAAAAGCACATAGGGCATATGTTGAGGAAATGACTTGTTAATCAAGTGTATAAGACCTCACTAGTTCGGGAGGCTGGAAGGCCTATAATCCTCACTATTGGTTGAGGGAACAAAGATAACCCGGAACCCCTACAACTTGATAGAACTATCTACTTATCTCTATACTAAATCTTAAAAGGAGTTTTGACTAATGAGAATAGTGCAAAGTCAAACTGAAGGTAATTGCACAAAAATTATGATTATTACTTATAATGAAGGTGTTTCAATTTTTATAACTGGTGCATATGTAACCAGTGAAGGAAAACCAAATGCACTAAATCAATGCTTTGGAGTAAGAAGTTTTTCAAAATTTGAAGAGGCAGAGGAAAGATTAAATTCTAGTTGTAAAAATTGGGGTTAATTGGAGGTTTTAATTAATGAAAAAAGGCCAAAAATTCTGGTATTATGGTGAATTAGTTACTTATACTTACTATAGCATAAAATACAATTCCCATCATTTTAGCAATTCGGTTTGCAAAGATAATCAAATTTCTGTCATTGGTACAAAAGACTATCATAATTTTTCTGAAGTCCTTGCTAATCAGGAATATCATAAAAGTTATAAAATTCCTGAAATCAATGAAAATGAAGTATTATTTTAAAGACTCGATTCCCTCCTATTACATATGTAGAAGCAGCAAAATAAACACAAACCACAAAATAAATTCTCTAAGAGGCTCTAACGAGTCTCTTTTCTATTCCCCTTATAATCCTTCACCTATCCACAAAAACCTTCTTACAATCAATCCTAGCGCATATCACAGCAATATAAACCACATTCCGCTACAATCTCAAATCCTATAATCCTAATAATTATCAACCATCCTTATCAATCCCATATTCCCGATCACAACAAAAACAAACCCTAAAATAAATATTGACATATCATATTCAATCATGCTATAATTAATTTTACCCAATTATACAAAATAAATTTCTAAGGAAAGGAGTTGAGCGAACTATACTAATTATTAATTTTATTAATTTTGCTATTACTATCTATAGATCCGGCTATACATAATAATCTAATCAATTATCCGTCCTTAATCTTTAGTCAATTATAAAAATAAAATAATGAAAGAGGTAAAACAAAATGAATGAATTTGATCTATTTGATTTTATGTACAATCCTTATGGCCCTAATGGACTGGAAGAAGAGCAGGAACCTCAAGTATTAAACCTTAAATACATCCTAGAATACTGTAATGAATATTCCTTAGAGTCAGCACCAGAGACAATATATCATGAATGGATACAATTATTAGAAAGTCAGCATCTATTTGTTTGTGAAATGATACTAGAGCCTTATATGATGGTAATCGAGAGAAACACTGGTAAAATAGTAATGGAACATAATGAACAAAGACAATATGTAAATATAGAAGAAGAAGAAAAATAGAATGAATATATCTAAACTATATTTAGGATTAACAATAAAAAATTACAAGGAATTATGTATTTTCTTAGAAATACCAGTCAAAGGAGGCAACGGCAAACAAATACAATTAAACGAATTATCTAGATATTGTAATTTTACTAAAGAAGGTAAAAAATTTACTTTTAATGAGATATATGAGGAACCACTAGAAAAAATAGATTTAAGATCAGAGGGTAATAATTCTAAATATGTAGAACATATTCAAGCTCAATTATTACATACACTATCTAAGGCTGAAGGGCATAAATATACTATTACTAAAAATAATTTATTTGAATCTCTTGGAATGGTTAACGCTCAATACTTAGATAAAGCACTAGTAATAAAATTCTTGTCTAAAAAGGATAGTAGATTTACAAAATTCAATATTAATCACTTATATTTAAGAACCAATGATAGATTGACTAGAATCCTATTTGATTCTTTAAATAGTTTAAAAAGAAGATGTCTAATTGACTATAATGAATTACATATAATAGTTAAAATAGATGATGAAGGAAAAGAGCATCATCTAAGGGCCAATGATGATGAAAAAACTTTAATTATGAGTATTAAATATAATGTATTGCAAGACATGAAACTTAATACTATCACTCAGGTTATGTTTAAATTTAAGACTGAAGAATTTTACAAAAGAGTTAATAAGAAACTAAAAGAATATGGTATAGATTACGCATATAAGCAAATAGAGTTATTATTTGAACAAGAAGATGTATTACACGAACTTAATAAGATTGAATTACAGCAACATAAAAAGAATTTAAATGATAAAGTAATCGAAACAATGACTATAAATACAAGAGATACCTTTTACAATAATGAAAAAGAATACAATGAAGGGTTAATGGATTTCTTACTTAATGAAAGACCAATGATAGGGAGATATAATGAAATGAAGTTTACAGGATTTAAACATAATTCAGACTATATTGATATACAATTAGAATTAATTGAATATATATTAAGAATTTAATAAATTAAAATTTAGTTGACAGTTTATAAATCATAAATATAATATAGCATGGTGACAAATGTTATAGTTCTTTATACTACGACTTTTAAACTGTCAACTAATTTCTTTTTCTCTATTTGTCTTTTTAAAAGTGCCAACTTTTCTCTAATCCTTAAATTTATACGGTGACTTAGGAACGCAAGCATAATTTCCGGCAAGTGTGCGGAAATTCTGGTATATACTTCTAATAATTTTTTTCTTATAATCTTAAATCTATAAACACTAATATAAATTATTCTATAGACATTGCTCTCCTATTTTGTTATACTATCAATATTAAACATACCCAAATCAATAAAAGGAGGTTTCCCAATGGCAAAGCGTAGAACTAAACAAGACATGCAAAAAGCAGCAAATACATGTCGCTTATTTCTCTTATCCGACAATAATCCCCATACTGCATACGAGCAATACATAAAAGACCATATGCTTTCTGGTCAACCAATGCCTTATTATATCCAAGGAATCAAAGACTTTATTACAGCATCAAAACTCTTGGAATCTGATATCCTGGCAATCAAAAAAGAAAAAGAACGCTCAGAGAATCAATTAGCAGAAAAACAATCTGATATGGAATTGATCAAATCATTAGACGTTAAGTTAGTAATGCAAGCTTATAAAACATCATCGGGCAATGCTAAACTAGAATTATGCAATTTAGCAAATATGGTACACGCTAAAGACTTTACCGGAATTACGCAATCAGAAATCTACACTGCAAAGGAATTCCAATTAATTAAAGAAAGTAGGTACACCTCATGAAAAAACTAATATCTATCTTAACAATTTCCCTCACTCTCCTAACATCCTCTATCCTAACAACTTCAGCAAATCCCACAATACAACCTGGCTCTGACACCTCATACACAATGATAGCACTGGCCACACAATCTATCTACAATCCACCAAATTCTTGTTACCATACAACTATTCAAAATGAAAATGGCGATGCCTTTATAATCCTCACAACAGACAATGTTACAAACAAATGGTTTGAATGCTCAGTTGACAGTAATAATACACCGGAAAATATAAAAGATGATAAAATAATTGATCTTGGATTGCTAGAGGAATAAATCTTAAAATAAAATTATCTACTACCAAAACTATTCAACCTATGCTATAATGTTGGCATAGGTTTTTTATTGTAATTAATTCAAATCTAAAATATTAGAAAGAAGGTAAATACATATGATCAAATTAACCGAACTCAAACGCATGATAAAAGCCAATAACTTGAACCCTTGTTTTTATGCTGAAGGATTAAATAATGTCATTTTCAACTATAAGCAACAACTTACTATTATTTTAAAGCAAATTGACCAACCAAAACTATTTGCTTATTTACAATCAACTAATTATGTCTCTGCTGATCTAAAATTCACTCCTTATAATCTAGATATGGATCTTAAAAATAAATTTGAGAGAATCACAGCTAACAAACTGGAGCATACACAAATGTTAGTGGACACCGGAATACAATTCCACAAAAAAGGAAAATGGAAAGACGAAGAGAAAATTCTTTACAAAGTATTCAAAACTGAAAAAGGATTAATGAAGATCAAAGATGAATACCTTTGTATACTTAATCAAGATGTTAAAAAAGGAGTTATGCTAAAAACAAATGAAGCGCATAGCATGGTATTTATATATAATAATACATTTGACATTATCGGCGTTTGCGTGGGAGAAAAATTCGAAATGAGCGAACTAACAGAATATACACAATGGGGATCTTAAGGAGCTTTACAGCTTCTTTTTTCTTTGCCTTAATACTAATTCCCTCTATCCATAATCCAACCTCTTAAAACCCTATCCACGGGCCTTAAAAACTAAAATAAAATAGTTTGACATTGCGCTATCTATCTATTATAATCTTAATTAATAGATCAAATATAAATTATTAGTACCGGAAACAATAGAAGAAGCAGAAATATGGATAAAAAATTATCAAAGAATCAGAACTCAAATTTGGGAATATAATCAAACTCAATTAGATAATTACAAGGACTGAATAAGTCCTTTTCTTTTTGTCTCACAATCCCTCCATACCTTCCACGATGCCTTGTAAGCTCTCAGATATCCTACACTAATACAAATATACCACTAAATCATCAATAAGGCCACAAACAATGCTAAAATAATATTTATGTTTTGCTATTGTAATTGCGCTAGAAATAGATTAATATATAAATATCAGATTAATTAAATAAAAGGAGTGCTTCAAATGGCAAACTACAAAGCAATCTTATTAAATGATCAAGGCGCATGTCTGGCTGAAAGAAATTGTGATACAGTCGAGGAAATCAGAAATCTACTAAATGAGTATTCAGACCCAGAAAATATTGACTTAAGAGTGTTAGAAGATCATGAAGAAGTAGAAATAGGATGGTACATAGATAATGGATTTATGGAAGATTATGAAGAGAATTAGGAGCCAGTAATGGTTCCTTTTCTTTTTGTCTAAATACTTTCAAACTCTTGATTTATGGGATATAGTAAAGTGTAAAATAATTATTTTTAAAAACATTAAAAATCTATTGCATTAATCTTAAAAATGATTATAATTATATTATAAGGTAAATAAAAGGAGTGCTGAAGATGAGTAAAAAGTCGCGGTCAGTCGATACACAAACCCTTACTAAAATTAAAAAAGATGCTGAGAAAGTCAGAAAAATACATGAGAAAATGGAAAAAATGGTTCAAGAACTAAAGGAAATTCACGAAGAGAATAATTGGTTAAATTACTTAAACAGTGCTAACGTGGAATTAACCGAGCAAGAAACTGGAGAATTTTATGAAGCATCAGACATTATAAATAGAGCAGAAAAAGTAATTATAAGAAAAGGCCAGTAATGGTCTTTTCTTTATTCTTTTTGTTTGACCTTATAATATATCCTATGATAAAATAGAGTATAAATAATTTTAGAAAGGGTGATGATATGATTAAAATTGAAATCGAAGAATCTCCTGAATATTCGCGCTGCACTTCATGTTTTGCAAAAGAGAATCTTAAAAACTTAATTATTGGATCAATACAGGTAACTTTATGCAAAACATGTCAAAATAAAATTATAAATATTTTAAAAGATGCTGAATAAAGCATCTTTTTCTTTTCAATTTCTCAAACCAAATGCCCATTTTATTTGACATATCTAATAATATCTATACACTGTTAATTAATCATATAATAAATTTGAAAGGAGCGATAAAATGAATATCAAAAAGAAGCATATTAATAAATTTATCAAATTAGCTAATGAATTGGATACGCTAATTAAAGAAATTAAAGAGTATTGCCCGGAAGCTCAATATTATGTGTCTGTAGAAACATTAAACCTAATGAACGGAGAAACGCACGATGACAAACATTTTCAGCATTCATTGAGAGAGAAAATATAGTGAAAAGTGTTGCTGTAAAAACATTGAGTGATGGAGACTGGTAAAATCAATAATTTTAAAATAAGAGTACAAAAAGACATAAATAATTATTGTACTCTTATTTGTTTTGTGTTAAAATATAAATATCAGATACATATTAAAAAGGAGGTTTTCCAAATGAAAGTATACAAATGTTTTACATCAGATTTCCAAGACCTAGAAAAGAAAATTAAGCGCATCACTAAAAAACTCGACAAGAACTCCCTCAAATGGTCTTTCGAAGTCCTTGGAGAATCAGGCGAAGAAGTTAGAGTTATTGACTATGTTAACCGCGATAATATACCATCTTGGCAATTCAGCCCTAAAGATTGTGGAATGGTTGTAGTCGATGTTACCTTATACACTTTTGAAATGGAATCACTAAAATTAGGCGAATTTGAAGTTCTGGCAGTAATTGAACATAATGCGGTTGAAGGCTCAAACGAAAATATCATACACGTTATCAAGGAAAATGCTTCAATCCCTGTTGAATATCGAACAGTAAAAAGTCACTGTCAACATTGCAATTCTGACAGAAAGAGAAACAAAACAGTCCTTCTGATTAATTCAGAAAATGAAATTATCCAAGTTGGCAGCACTTGCATAAAAGAGTATACAGGGATTGACGGACTAAGCATCATAGGTAATTATCAAGACATACACGACATTTGTATTGAAGAACCTGCAATGGATTATGATAACCTCGGAAAACAATCTAAGTATTTAAAAACTCTTGATTATCTTACAAATTGTCTAAACTTGATTAACTCAGAAGGGTACAAAAAGGAAGAAACTAAAAACGAAGCTTGGGATCTAACCAAAAAATCTGGCAAAAATGAAAAATATGAAGTAATGGCCCAGGAAGTTATAACCTACTTCAAAAGCAAAGAGTTCAAAGAGTATGAAACATTCCAAAACAATATCAAAATATATCTTAGTAATGAGTACACCAAAATAAACGGAATTGTGGCCTATGCTTATGTAACTTATCAAAAGGAAATTGAAAAGGATATCAAAAGAGCAAAGGAAAACGAAGGTAAAAAAGATTCCAATTACGTTGGAGAAGTCAGTGAAAAAATTCAAACTGAATTAACCTATATGAATTCATATTCTTTTGATACCGAATGGGGAACCTCCTATATTCATAAATTTTTAGATCAAAATGGAAATATTTTTGTATGGAAGTCCTCAAATTCAGTAAGAGCGGATCAAGGTGAAGTTGTTAAAATCAAAGGTACAATTAAAGATCATTCCGAATACGCAGGAGCGAAGCAGACAATTTTAACTAGATGTAAAATAGCTTGAAGGGATACTAAAGACTAGGCAAAAACCTAGTCTTTTTCTTTTATCTAAATATAAAATATAATAAAATTACTCCTTCCGGCTCCCACTAATCCAAACACCTCGCACAGAATGCCACCTATAAGCCCTCAGAATCTATACCCCTATATAATTGCACTTTAACACGTTTTAAACTTGTTAAAATCAAAATGCAGGTATAAGGTCTATAAATTATAAAATAATTTTTCTGTATAACTTCTATTTTCCTTTATTCTATGATATACTTAATAAAATTAAATATATTGGAATTTGAAAGGAGAAAACTACATATGAAAAACTTAAAATCTGGAATGATTGTCAAGCACAATAACGAATTATGCAAACTGTCCAGGGGTGCCGAAAAGAAATTATACTTCGTTCCTGCTAAATATTATGTGCAATCATGGGAGGATTTAGAGGTAGCCTCTGAGGAAAATACTCAAGATACTACCCACGATGAAAAAGTAGAATTCCTCAAAAATGATTTTACATGGGGCGAAGTAGTTAAGACTTATACTATTGGAGAATATGTTGTCTTTGAATATATAGATGGTTACGATCTAGAGCATGAAAAAGTAAAAAACATCAGATTCCACGCTCTAATCAATTATCAAACTGTTAGTATCTCATATCATTCTTTAGATTCCTGCTTAGTTGGCACAATCGCATATAAATTTGATGGAGCGAACTCTCAAGCAGCAGGTTACTTTGAAAAAATGATTGGAATGAAAGGAGCAAAATAAATGAATTACAACAAAACTCAAAAACGAGTCCTGCGCTACAGATTAGCACAAAAAATGGACGTTTGTTGTTGGCCTACAAATCAATGGGGAATATCTAGTATTCCATTTCTTAAAAAAGTAATTAAATAAAACAAAATTAAGAGCTAACAATTAGCTCTTTTTCTTTTCTCTCCAATCCATTAAAAATCCATTTTTATAGCATAAATAGAGATATAAAAACCTTGACTTTAAGTCATAAATCGTTATACTTATATTATAAATTGTTTCAAATTTGAAGGGAGTTTTTCAAATGAAATACGAAGTAACTAAAAAATTCATCGGCGGGATCTTAAAGGGATTAAATCACACTAGCATTACCTCAGTAAAATTCGAAGTTGGATTCACCTGTAGGGATTCAATCGGAGGCAGTCCTTATAAAATAATTTCCTGTAATCCAGTGTAAACTAAAAAGGAAGGGTAAAACCTTCCTTTAATAATTTGAAGGAGTGATAAACAAATGTTTAAACCAGTAACAACCAAACAAACTAATAAAATGTCTCAAAACTATAAAAAATTCATTTCTACACTATTCGGAGTTGAGGCAATCGGAGCCACAAAGCAAGAAGCTGAACAAAATTTATATGATCTCATTAACTGGAATACAAAGCAATTCAGAAAATACTTTCAGCATGAAAATATAATTGCTATATTATCAAATAGTCCTTACGATCTTAATCAATATCATTATTCTTATATTCGAGAAGGAAGGGAGTCGGGAACAACCATATTCGATGCAATAAGCGACAAGGAAGCAATAAATAAAGCTCAGAGATATTTTGATGAATACATAGGATGTTCAAATTAAGACTCTTAGGAGTCTTTTTCTTTGTCTTGCTATAAAGTTTTACCTTAAACATATTCTAGTGCCTAAAAAGTGCCATTATGGGCCTTAAAATTAAATATAATTACTATTTGACGTTTATATTTGTTCTATGGTATTATATCAATAAGAAATAAATTCAGGAGGTTATTACTTATGAAAAAATATGATTTCGTAAAAATTCCAAACATCGGCGTAGGTAAAATTGAAAACATTTGGGACAACAAAGACGTTGAAGTTATTATTTGTGGTACTAAATACTATAGGGATTTAACCGAGGATAGGCCAGACATAGGAAACGTTGAACCTGCCACGGAAAAAGAATACATAGAATTTATTAAATTCATGGTTAAAGAACTAACCGCAAAGTCTAAAAATAAAAGGAGCGAAGCAACAGAATATAATAAGGAAGTTGATGGAGAAGCCACAAAGCGAAAAGGAAAAGTAAGTGTAATAAATGGTCAGTATGCTTTTGGATTATGTGAGAATTCAATATCTAGTCATCATAGAGAATTATTGTCTGATGCTAAGAAAGCAAAGGAGTTAAAAGAAAAACTTAAAAAAGAAATTGCATGGTATAAACATAGGGATAAATTAATAAAAGAGGCTGAAAAGGAAAGAAAGAATAGAGAAAAGAACGCAGGGTAAACCATCTAAAGACTAGAAATAAAATTCTAGTCTTTTTTATGTTCATTCAGCCCGATCAACTCATTTCCCCATTTAAATCCTTGACAAACCAAAAACACACCCACAAAAACGGCCTTTCCTGCCCTCAGATTGTATTACCCTTTATAATCTTACCTAGTATACCTTTTAAACGTCTCAGAATCAAAATACATCAATTATCCCTGCTAATCTAGGCTATTTTATCCAAGATCCCATTCAAATCTAAAAATAATATTAATTATATAGTAATACTGAGCAAACAATAGTAATCAATAGATAATGTCATATAATCCACTGTAAATAGGCTAAAACATGGTTATTTGAGAGTATACAATATTATTTTAAGTATGTTATACTTAAGAGTACCATAAATACAAAAATAAATTGAAAGGAGATAGAGAGATTTTAATTAATATTTTTGGTTATACATAAGTAGGTTTTTATTGATAATGGGATAATGGGTTGATAAATAAAATTATAAAAAGAAAGAGGATGAATAATTAATGCCAAAATTAGTATCTTATGAAGAAAATCACAGAATTAATGAAAATGAAGAATTGGAAAAGTTATGCAGTAAACATTATATCTATTTCCCTGAAGAAAGTTCTTGGTTTCCTTGTAATGATAAATATTTTAATAAAAATCCAACAAATACTAAAGACGGCTTAAATGGACTATGTAAAAAATGTTTAGGTAAAAATAGTAAAAAATACAATAAACCTAAAAAACCTAAAAACATAATACCAGAAAGATTACAACAAACTTATGAAAATATGAGACAAAGATGCTACAATCCTAATGCAAAAAGTTATAAATATTATGGGGATAAAGGAGTTATTATTTGTGATGAATGGTTAAAAGATAGAAAAACTTTTTATAATTGGGCTTTGTCTAATGGTTATGAAGAAAATCTAACTATTGATAGAAAAGATACTAACGGAAATTACGAACCAAATAATTGTAGATGGATAACTCATAAAGAGCAACAAAACAATAAAACAAATAACGTATTTATTGAACACGAAGGGGAAGTAAAAACAGTATCACAATGGAGTGAAGAAACTGGAATTAGTGGTAACTCTATAAAAGGAAGATATGAGAAAGGGAAAAATATTATGGAAGATTATTTCCACATAAAAATAAGTATAAACGGAGAGATAAAAACACTAATAGAATTATCGGAAGAATATGAAATACCATATTCAGCAATGTTAGATAGATACCACAAAGGCTGTAGTTCAGAAGATTTAATTAGGGATCTTGAACCAAGAGAGACTAAACATATAGAAATTAACGGAGAAATACATACGATTACGGAATGGGCCGAAATTTCAGGTCTAACAAGAGAAATAATTATAAATAGAATAGCTTATGGATGGAATATAAATGATTTATTAAAACCTAGAACAAGAGAGGGTAGAAAGAAGTATATAGAAATAAATGGGACTAGTCACACAGTTCCAGAATGGTGTGATATTATTGGAATAAGTCCTGTTGGAATGTATAATAGAATTAAGAAAGGACTAAAAGGAAATGATTTATTAGCACCAGCAAAGTAATTAAATAAAAGACAAAAAGACTAAGTATAAATATCTAGTCTTTTTGTCTTCAGAAGCTTTAAATTGTTTATAAAATATCTACAATAAAATAGGACTCCATAAACAAGTAATATATAAAAGTTTTCCTTGACTTATTTAGTTCATTACTATAAAATAGGGAACATAAGAGGGAGCAAACAAAAACCTCTTAGCACTTAGAAAAGTCAACTATTCACTTGAATCGAAAAATAAATGTACATAAGGAGGGCCAACAATCACAAAGTATCTTGTGGCGTGACTAGGAAAACAACCTAGCATGAATTCTTTAAAAAGAGTTGAGATGATCTTTGAAAACTGAATTAAGAGACTAGCCAGCCAACACTTGTCAAATAACATACATTAGAGTATTCTATCTTAGAATATCCTCTGAGGGTTATAATCAAGAACGTGGTAAAAAATTCGAGTGCGATATGGGCTAGTATAAATTTCTTTTATCTTATCTAATTCTCTATCCTTTCTAAATTCTAGCATATGGGATATTCCCTCTATATCAAAATTTTCTTAACAGCGTCCCTTAGTCGAATGATGATCTAAGACAGCCAAAAGAAAATAAAGATACACGGAATACAAAATATGTTAGATTTTATAAAGGATAGAGGAAAGGATAAAAACATTCTAGGGATATGCTCCTGTTAGTGCCTACTCAAAAGGAGTATGATAATTTATGATAGCTTTAATTTCTTCTGATTATATCGTTAAAAATCACTTCGAGGAAATTGTGGATAATTTTCCTCAATTAAAGGTATTCAATACTAACGATGAAATAATCAGAAACGAAGAAAATTATAACCAATTCGATCAAATTTGTTTTTGTAATTTCGAAATAACAGCCTACACTTCTATGAAAATTTCGAAATATGCTCCAGAAAAGAAAATACAATTTTCTGATTTATACAGTTTGAAAAATTATCTTTGCAAATTAAAAAACATTCTTAACTAAAAATTAAAATGTAGGCATTAACAAAAGCATATCCCTTAAGCAAAAAAAGAGAGAATTAACCTAAAACATTCTACTAAATCCCTTCAGTTTATTCATTATTACTATTTAATCATAACAATTGCTTTAAACTTGCATAACAAAATTAAAATGCAGGTTGTTGTAATTTAATGCTAAATTGTCTATGCTATAGGCTGAAGGGATTGAATTTTCCATAAGGTGTGAGCTTATAACAATTGGAGTTTAGACCTTGTGCAAAAATTTAAGAATGAAAGAGGTTGTGTAAAATGGCAAAGGTAAGAGAATTAAAACTTTACACTTTAGAAACTACTAATTATCTCGCAGTGGTAGAAGCTCATACAAAAGCTGAAGCCATCGAAAAAAGTGATTTCACAAAAAGTCAAGTAATTGTCAGGGAGGCCACGGAAGAAGATATAAACTATTTAAAAGCAATGGGAGGGTATATAGTTAGGTAAAATCATAATCCATTAAAAAAGACAATTTATGGGAAATGAAGTGCTTTATAATACTGGATTATAGAGCACTTTGAATTTTATTAAACTATGTACTAAGCAAAAATAATTAGTTTGTATTTTAGTAAAATAAAAGGAGTGGTCAGAATGACAAAAGATACCATTCAGGCACTAAATGAAAACAAACGATTCACTATAACCATGATGAATAAAAATGGTTATACAGTCATGAGAAAATTTTCTACCATTCAATCCTGCAAGACCTTTGCAAAACATTTTCCTTTGTCTGTATTCTTCGCTTGGATTTATGACAAGTCAAAGGACGCTATAATAATGCAAAATAATTATAGCGACAAGTTATATAAATGTAACGAAGAATCATTTATTCCTTATTGGTGTTAGCCCCTTAAAGTTTGTTTGCCTCTAGCAACAAAATCAAAATAACAGCATAAAAATTTTGTTGCTAGTGTCGAGTAAATTAGAAGGAGTGGTTAAAATGGCAAGAAGAAAACCAACCACAATGTCATGGAATATCAAGCAAATTAACACTATGATCAATAAGGGAACAATCCTCTTTACTCATCCTTTACAACGTCCTACGGGCCAATGGGAGCAAGCAGACAAATCCTTATTAGTTGATTCTCTTTTAACCCTCTATTGTCCAGATTGTTTCGCCATCAAGGAAAAGACAGAGAATGGAAATACATACAGCATCATTGATGGTCTTCAAAGGTTATCGACTATTCATGAACTTCTAGCAGACAAATTAACTATGACAGAATTAGAAGACTTTTGCCTAGACGCTACCGGAAATGAAGTCTATAACATTTCAGGCAAAACATGGTCACAATTTCCCGAAGAAGTTCAAAACGAAATAATGGGTTATACTTTAGGTCTTAAAGTTTTTGAAATCGAAGAGGGAGACGACGAAGAGTCAATCATTGAAGAAATCTTTTACCGCCTTAATAACGGTAAAGGAATGTCACTAGAGCATAAAGCACTAGTAAAAGCTAGTCATAAGGTGCAAAAGTTTGTTCACAGAATTGCGACAGAACACAAATTATTCACCAACAGTGCAAAGTATTCTGAAAAAGCGGTTAAAAAATCAGATATTCCAATGACCATTATGCAAGCAATTCTTCTTATCTCAAGGTTAGATTATCCTAGCCTAGCAGCAAAGGACATTGAACTGGTATTCTCAAAGAATGAAATAACAGATCAAGTCCTAGCACTTGTGGAAAAATCCTTTGACTTAATTGCTACAGCATTTCCAGAACAGCATAAATTTGTTACAAAAATCAACATTGTTTCAATGGCCTATTTGTTTGCTAATAGTCTTAATCATGATCAAACAATTGTTAATCTTTTGAGATATGTTAATCAAGAGATTAAACCAGGGGACGCTTATAAAGGATATACTGGCTCTGGTAATGTTAAAAAAGAAAAAACCATTAATAGACTTAAAGGTATTCTTAAATTATGCGGTGTTAATGACATTGGATTACCGATAGTGGAAGAAGTCGAAGTTGAGCAAAAATTAGAACAAGAAATAATTGTTGAAGAACAACCGCAACAAACTGAAAACCTTGATTCTGCTATAACAGTGACCCCAGAAGAGTTCAGCGAAAATCAAGAAGAGCAACCGGAAGAAAATGAAACATCAGACCAAAACCAAGAAGATGCTCAAGCAATTCTAAACATCATTGACAATGTTGCTTAATCATTAAATAATTGTATCTGGAAGCTAGACAATAACAATGTTAACTTGCTATTGTCTAGCATTCGAGGTAAAGTTATTATATTCAAAGGAGGTCAAACAATGCAATTCTTAACCCACTACGAGCGTTATAACGTGTCAAAATGGGAGCAACGTCAAATCATGCCACAATCTAATTTTATAGCCTTAAACAATTCATTTATGAACCACAATTCTTCTCTAATCGGTTTCCAAATTGAACATGAAGAAAAACGAGTACATTATTCAGTTAGTAATATGTTTCTCGAAAGGTTGCAAGCTCAATTCCCTGATAACTGGCTTGATATTCTAAATGACGGTATGGTTTATGAGTTCAAACAGTGGGAGCGTGGTATTTATTCTAATATGTATCAAGAGGGATTTTTTAGTTAGTAAAATACATTACCTAAACTAAAAAATAATTATTTAGAGAATTAGCCTTAATTCTCTTCTAAGTTCATGAAAAAAGTGATATAATATATATCATAAGGCTATGAAATTAGAAGGCAATTGTGGAAAATATCTATAACAGTTGGCCTAGAATAAATCAAAGGAGCGTGTATATTATGCAAAAAGTAACTGAAGCAGAATTCCAAAACCTTTTAAACCAAAATAACTATTCTTTAAAAGGTCTTGAAAATTATGAAATTGTTCCAGACTTCACACCTGTCGGAAACAAAATTATTGATTCATGTTTACATTCAAGGGTTAAAGATTGTGGAAGTACATTATACTTTGGAGGCTATACTAATTCAGGTTGTTACTCATTCCAAATTATGGTCAATAAATCCTATAACACGACTGCACTATTCGTTGACGGATACAGGGCAGTATTGACTGACAATGATTCCCATAACATTTACACTTATTGCGAAGGTGATATTTCTGTTGAATCGTTCGGAAGTATCGAAGAATATCAAGTAGGAATTGCTGAAGCACTAGAATTTTATGAGGTTAATTAATAAAGGAGAGTGGACGCTAAATGATCACAATTATTAAATTAACCCATACCCTAGATGAAATCAAACCTAAATTTGATAACTGGAATGAACTTTCCAAAACTCAAAGAGATTTTCTTGAATCCTATAACGAATTCAGAATAACAAATTATGGTCAAGAAATGCTAGTATATGAAGGAAGACAAATTATTGCTAGTTGTTCAACATCAATAACTTATCATGATAAAATAGTTATTGACAGCATATGGACAAAAGAAGGTAAAATATTATAACCATTCTTTATCTCGACAGTGGGCAGGTAACATTATAACAATAACAAATGTTATTTGCCTAGTTTCGAAATTAAGAAAAGGAAGTGTATTTTAATGAAAAATTTTGTAATTAATAACGTGAATATGATTAAAGAAGATTTTTCGCAAATGATTAACTATGTAGGGTCAAGAGCTATAGCATTGTCCGAAGTAGAAGAAGGTATTGCAATTAATACTTCTAGCCCTTCAAACGAAAAAGATGTTCATAGTAGTATTGTGTTTTTCTTTGAAAAATGGAATAATGCTTATAAATTAGATTATGAAAGGAAAGACATATTGATTACTTGGAGGGAATAACCCGACCAAACACGAATTTTAAGCTAAATATGAAAGGAAGTTTTTGGAATGTATGAAATTAATGTATCTTTAAACGGTTATCATTTATTTGCTACTCATGAAAGGTCTCTAACCAATGAAAATATGTTTAAACATGCGTTAGAAATTTTCAAAGAAAAATTTCCAGAATCAGAAGGTTATCAAATATCAGCTTCCTTATTGCAACCTAGAACTAGTAAAATATTAGATATTAATAAATTTTAACATGAAATCTAATTTTGATTGTATGGAAATAGGGCGAAGTGATATAACAATAACAGGACTTCGCCTTGATTCGAGACTATTAAAATTAGAAGGAGAGTGTTTTAGATTATGAACGCAATGGCAGAAGCATTAAATAAGGCGCAAATAAAAGCAAATGATTTTGAGGATAAACAAGTCGATGAGAAAGCAATTGAAGCAGAAATGCAAATTGATTTTCTCGAAACATGGTTGAAATTACTTGAAAGAAATGCTTCTGAAAAGGAAAAGTATAACTTTGTGATAAAGCATGGTTTTGTATCAGTTTTACAATTTAACCTGCATATGTCATGCATGGAAGATGTTCATAACCTGAAGGATATCTTAGATGATATTCGATATGATATTTCAGCCAGTGAAATTGCAGAACGTGAAAAAGAAATAACAGAGAAAGAGGCAATGGCAAAGAATATCAAGAACTTGTTTTATTACAAAATGATTCTAAGGGGTTTAGGTAAAAAGGATATTACTCCTTATGGAGAGGATATTTTGAAAAGAAAACTAACATAAAACCAAACTTTTATATGACAGAGCGAGAAATAAAAATAATTTATCTCGCTCTGTGTGCTTTAATTATTCTCTAGACCGTGATATAATGTAAATATAAAATATTACGGTTTGGAGAGCATTTAAAACTCTCTTAAAATCTAAAAGGAGCGTGTTACATATGTATTATGGAGATCAAAGAGAATCAATGGTCAATCTGTCTTATGCATTAGAAGGCAAAGGTTGGGAAATTTTTGGTTATAGTGCGGATCAATCTGATTCCCAGTCTGATTATTATCATCCTGCATCATGGGACGGTATTGCTACTAAAAATGGCTTTGTTCTCTGTGTAGATATTAAAGATTATCAAGTTCAAAATTCAGGCAAAGGAGTCTATGAGTACACAAAAAATTATACAAATGTTTCAGATTATTCTAAAATTCAAAAACTCCAAGCACTAGCTAATGATTCGGCAGCGAGTCCAGAAGAAAAAGACACAGCACTAAAATTTATCGAGAAACTACATAATAATCAAGAAATCAAAGATCAAGACCGCGAAGCAACAAGAGTTTTAAAATATACTTATCCTATATTCCAAGCAAATCCTCCTTCTTGTAATTGGCATGTCGAAAAAGATGGTGTAATTTTAGCTAAAGGAAAAGGAGCTTTCCAATTTTCAGACCTCCCCTATGACTATGATTGTTCAACAGGTTTACAAAAAACATGGAGAAGTAGAGAATGGACACCGGATGAGAAAGAGCAAAAAGTTATTAACAAATTCTTATCATTCGTTGCAAAAATAAATAATGTTGCATCGGGTGTGGCTAACATGGGCGATGGAACAGAAGAAACAGAACAGGAAGGATTAGAAGCCGAAAAGAATTCTGGTTATGAAACCATCACTGTAACTGAATATAAAAGCGAAATTCAGGCTAATGAGATTGAAACACCAGAAACTTTAATTGTTGGAATGCATTTCAAATTAAAGGCAAGCTTTACGCACTGTAATTCAGGAGATATTTATGTAATTACCACAATTCGTGAGAATCAATATAACAACAAGTGGTATATTACAGCATCGAGAATGAACCGCAAACTTAACAAAGTGTTAACTGGCAGAGCAACAGCAAGCAATAATTTTGACTGTGAACTTGAAAAGCTTAATACTTGGATAAGTAAAAAATTTATTTCCATCGTCGAACTTGAGGAAGTAAAAACGCCTTATCAAGTACAAAAATGTGTAAAAATTACAAGGGATAAGACCACTAAACCAACCCAAAAGAAAACTAAAATTGAAGACGAAAAGACTGAAAATCCAATAACACCAGACCATGAAGAATACCAAGATGAAGTCTTGAGTGCCGATATAAGCGACACAACATCAATTAATGAAGAATCAGCAACCGAATTTATTCAGGCTTCCAAACGTCAATTATATGCCTTATATATTGGTACTAAGATCAAGACCACTGACCTAGTAATTAGCAAAGAAAAAGCAGGAGAATTGATATCTAAGAGTATCAAAGGAATCAATATCACTGAAGAACTTCAGGCATTTATAAATGGGGAGACCTTTATAACAGAAGTCTCAGAACCATTGCAGGAATTAGAAGAGATTAAACAAGAGGAGGAAATTAAAATAATGGAAAATGTTGATAATATACTCAGTAAATTTGATGAAATAGAGGTGAAAAATAGTTCGCGTATCTCCTTAGATGATCAAACATTCTGCGAGGATCAAGAAAGAAACTACAATGAATTTATAAAATTCTCCAATGACTACATAAATTATCTAAATGAAAATTCCTTATCAAATACATTCTATAACAGCGAGTCTTTAGTCAATGAGATGAATAAAACCAGAGATATTAAAAAGGATATGTTTATTTCTAAAGTGGTAAATTATTTTAGAGATAAATACAAAGTAACGCTAAAAAGCGAACCGATTCAAAAGAAGTATGATATTTCTGTAAAGTATGATATAATTATCGATGAAGTCATAGAACAACTGGGAGGTTATAACTTCATTGATAAAGCAGAAAAAGAGATTAAAGACGAATTCAAAAACACTTTAAGACATGACAAAATTAAACTTAAAAATAAAAAACTATCAATTGAAAGTTTTTTTCAAACTGATTACTTTAGCATTAAGTATGGAACATATGAAGTTGGATATGGAAGCGATGAAAAGTTTTATAAGTTGTTCAAGGCCATGTCTCACTTTTTATATGAGAGTAACGAGAATCTTTTTGATAATGTATATAGCACTATAACTAGACAAAAAGATGATGATGTATTTAAAACTCATGAGATAATTGGCAAGGATATTATCAAAACTTTGAAAGTATATAAAAATGGAAAAATTGATTTAGAATTTAGCAACTCGGATCATATGCGAAAGTTTGCGAAGGATTACTGCGGATACACAGGTGATATTGCAGCCAAGTAACCAAAAAATTAAAAATTGGAGTGATTTATTATGTTAAATTTATTGAGTAAATTCGATGAAATCAAAATTGAGAATGTAAACAGAATTGATGAGGAAGATAAAAAATTCTGTGAGATGTTCAACAAAATTTATGATGAAACATTAGTATGCTATAGGAACACCTTAGAAAGTTTAATATCCTTATATAATGAACAAATCCTGTTAGTAAAAAACAGTTATGATTTATGTATTTCAAAATATGGCGGTGGAAGGAACGATCTTAGTATTGACGGTGTTAAAAATGGCATTTTTCACGTAAAGGAAAATTTTATCAGTAAGATTTGTTATTATTTTAGCAGAAAATATAATGTTACTATTGATCACAGTAAAATTTATGAAAGATACAAAGATATTGAACTCCCCTACGGTAAACAAGAGAACAGAGATAAGACACTTAATATAAATTTGCTTGAATATGTACATATTGATTATAACATTATTTTGGATGAGATATTCGCTCAATTAAATGGTTTTAGTTTTCTTGAAAAGGCAATTGATGAAATTAAGCAAAAAGCAAAAATACCCTTACGTTGGTACGAACATCGTAAGTATTGGAATTATGAGGTTAAAGGTAAAACGATCAAATTTAGAACAAGTATAGATGATATTAAGTCAGCACTATATTTTTATGATAATAATGAAACACAGCTAATTGACTGCTACACTCATAACAAAGTTGATGATTATACAAGTTATGATAATGGTAATACGAATATTAAGTTTATTAATTCTTCTTATGCTCTTGATTTTGCAAAAAGATATTTAGGATATATTGAAATGACTGAGGAGCAAAGAGAAGCATTTAAGAAAAGTTGTTAATTGAATTAAGGAGTTGAAGAGAATGAAATACGCTATAACAAATGTTGTAATACCTCAAGAAAGACGCAAGGAAATAAATTCTAAATGTTTATATGTTGTTGAAAATAATTTAGATGTATTAACTCAACAAGATGTATTTTCTTGCTATTCTGGCGAGGGTGGACTTCATGGTTTAGAATTTAAAGAGTTTGATAACTATCATTCGTTCTCTGAAGCGAAAAAAGAAATAGAACTTGGAGCCTTCTTTACTCCTGCTACAATATCGAAATTTATGGCTGATTGTATAAAACCAAGTAATCAAGATTTAATTTGTGACATGACTTGTGGCGCAGGTTCATTCTTTAATTATCTTCCAGTCGAACACAATGTCTATGGTAATGAAATTGATATTAAATCTTATAAAGTTTCTAAATATCTTTATCCAAAAGCAAATATTTCTAATGATGATATTAGAAATTATGCACCAGACGTTAGATTCGATCTAATTCTTGGAAATCCTCCATATAACTTAAAATTAAGAGTAGGTAAAGAAGAATACCTTTCACAACTTTATTATTGTATGAAAGCTTCAGAACTTCTTAAACCTGCCGGATTCATGGTATTAATTGTTCCTAATTCATTTCTAGCAGATACCTTCACAGATTCGGGAATGATTAAAACTATTAACAAATCATTTAATTTCATATGTCAATTCGATCTTCCTACAAATGCCTTTAAATCAGTAGGGGTTGAAAACTTTGCAACAAAAATAATGTTCTTTCAAAAACAATCAGAACATTTATTGACTATGCCTTATACCACTGATAAAATTCCTAACATTTTCATTACAGATGCATATGCTGAGATCATACATAATCAATATCTACTTCCATACATAACTAAAAAGGAATCCTTAAAAGGCAAATTATTCTTTGAAAATGTACATAATAGTGATACTCAAGAGAATGCAGAATTTCAGTATAAAGTAAAAAAGATGTTATTTGCAATTAAACAACATCCTGCAATTAATTCATATTATGGAAAATGCTTATCTTATTTAGATAAATTTAATACTCAGAAAATGCCAGAGGGTATGAAGTATGAGGAATGGTCTAAGGTTAAAATCACTGAGAAAAAAGTATTATCTTATCTTAAAAGAACATTGGCAAAACAATCTAAAAATGAACGTGATGAGATCCGATTAGTTAAAACATCTTATTCAATCAAGTTAAAGGGATATTCCCAAAAGAACAAAGTGTTTCTGTCTAAATATGCAGGAGAAAAGAATATCTCTATTAATGATATGATTATTTCTGGGAAATATCCTTTTGAAGATAAAACATATCAAAAATTAATTGATAAAAAAGTCAATGATTATAACTTTAATAGTTCTAATTTGCGTGAACTTCTTGCTAATTTAAACATATCTAATTTCCTTAATGAGTTTTCTCTTACAGATACATCCACAGGGGAAATATTACGCCTTAACGACATTCAAAAAAGTGACATGAATAATATCATTCAAAGACGTTATAGTGTCCTTAATTACAGTATGGGTGCTGGTAAAACTCCATGTGGTATTGCATGGTATAAATATCTATTGTCCCAAAATAAAGTCAGAAATGTATTTATTGTATCGGCAGCACTAGGAATAAATTTAACATGGGATGTAAAACTGAATGATTACAAAGAGGATTATATTAAAATTAAATCATTAAAAGACATTAATTCTATTAAACCTAAACAAATTGTAATATTATCATTCAATATGTTAATTAAATATCAAAGACAAATTAAAAAGTTTATTAAAATGCAATCTCAAAAAGTGGCTTTGATTGTAGATGAATCAGACGAATTGACTAATGATAAGTCACAAAGAACAAAAGTTACTTTAGATTGTTTTAGAAAGGTAAATTATAAACTCTTAACTACTGGAACTACTACACGTAATAATATTAATGAATTATACAGTCAACTTGAATTACTTTATAATAATTCTGTTAATATGTTGTGTGAAGCTGATTATATTTATAAATTCAATAAGGAGAAAGAACTTAAGGAAGAATACAATGAACATTATATGAACCCCTTTCCTGCTTATCATGGGAAAAAGTTGTTTGTTGCTAGTTTTTCACCATCTAAAATAAGTGTATTTGGTATTAAAAAAGATTGTCAGGACATTTATAACATTGAATATCTTCAGAAAATTATTGAAAAAACAATTATTACACGTAAATTTCAGGAGGTAGTTGGGCGTAAAATTTATGAGATTATTACTCATAGGATTAAACAAAATTCAGCAGAAAGAGAAGTTTATAAAGTAATTATGGAACAGTTTTATGAAATGCTTTATTTGTTTAGAAGTACTGGGAACAGTCGTAAAGACGCTATGTTACGTCTAATTAGGCAAATTCAATTATTAATTAAATCAACTTCAACACCAGAACAATTTAAGGAATATGCTAGTACCGAAACGCCTAATAAATACTTAAAAATCTTTAGCTTATTAGACAAGTGGAAAAATGAAAAAGTAGCAATTGGTACAGTATTCCTAGATACTGCAAATAGTTATTATTCTAAACTTCGTCAAAGGTATCCAGAACGAGAGATATTTATGATTCAAGGCAATGTATCCTTTACTAAAAGAAAGAGCATTATAAGCCAATTTGAGGCAACTAGTAATGGAATTTTAGTTAGCACTCAACAAAGTTTAAAATCCAGTGTCAATATTCCAACTTGCGATAAGGTTATTATTGAGTCCATGCAATGGAATATACCAAAGATTAGTCAGTATTATTTTAGGTTTATTAGATTCAATTCAACGCAAAATAAGGAAGTACACTTCGTAACCTACGATCACACGATTGAGCAAAATTTAATGGCCTTATTAATGGCGAAAGAAAGAATTAATGAGTATATCAAAACATTAGATTTTCAAGACCAAGAGGAAATTTATGAGGAATTTGACGTAGATTTGGGCATACTCGACGCACTAATAGAAAAGGGAGAAGATGAGAATGGACATGTAAAGTTGACATGGGGAGAACAAAAGATAGTATAAGGCATAGAGGAAATGAACTAAAATGGTTTGTTTCCTCTCTTTGTTCCCTATTATAAAGTAAAAAATAATTATTTATCTATTGCAATTTGTTTAGTTTTCATATAAAATAAGCAATAAGAAGCAAACTAGAAGGAGCGTGTAACTTATGTCTAAATTAGCAGTACATAATGATGGTGTTTGCTCAGTGGTTGACCCATTCATAACAACTAATGAAAGATGTTTAACTTTTAAGTATGCAGGAAATGACAAAGTAGAGAAAGCAAAAAATCTTTCAAACTTATTAGATCAAAACAAAATAGATTATGTTTGCTATCTTGAAACAGGGAATTATTACCCTTGTCAATTTATCCTTAGAAGAAGTGGCAGAAAGTGGAATGATATAATGAAGTTGGTTAACAGTGTTCAATCTCCAAAATACGATTATGCTAAGATTGACTTCTATATAACTGACGAAGTAAAGAAAAATGTTTTAGGTAAAATTCAAGTAATTCAATATTGTTAGTCCAATAAACCTTACATTTCCAATACTAAAATGGTATAATATGTATAACAAAATCAACTAGAAAGAGGGAATTAAAATGGAAATTACTTTTGAACAACTGAAGAAAACTATGCTAAATGGATTAGAAGGAGAATTTAAAAGATCAATTGAAGGGATTATTGATTGCAGTGAGAAAATCGGAAAAACAGTTCCAGAAACAATGGATAAAATTACTAAGATATTATTAGGACAATAGGTTGATTGAAGGTTACACACCAATAATTCTATAACAAATTGGCGTGTGACATTGAACCAAAATATTGTAGAAAGAAGGAATTATAATGAATTTATCAGAAATTACTCAAGATGCTTTTCAGATAATCAAAGATTTTAAACATGGTCATGGTCGTTATTCTTTGATTGTATCAAGTGAGTCAAAATATGGAGATTTTTCAATTGAATATCGAATGTTAAATAATGAAATTAATCAAATTTTGGTATCTGAGAGAATAGCACCTAATCATAGTTCTAAATTCGTGGTTACTCCAAATAATTTCCGTACTATCACAGAACAAGGATTCGAAGCAGACAAATTCTTTGATAAAATCATAAAGGAAATGAATTTTGATGCTGTAGAGGTTCGTTGTTTTCCAGCCGATATGGAAGAAATATATTGTCAAGAATTTAATATCTAGGTTGAAATCTGAGGTATTAGTATAACAATAACGATATGATCCCTCGACTTGAGTCTATAAATTAATTAGAAAGAGGGAATATATTATGGGTATGATTAAAGAAAATGCAATGGAATTAAAGGCTAAAATCGAGAACCGTCACACCTTCGAACCAATTAATTTAAAATGTAATGGCGGTACGTTCTATGGAAGAGGTTGCCTTAATTATGTAGATTCTGGTGATAATGTAAATGGAATTTGGTGGTTTTCTAATGGTAGTGTAGGTGGTAGTTTTGAGGCCAGTGAAGAATTTGTGCTAACCACTATCGGAATTAATTACCAAGAAATTAAGGAGTATTTTGAAGGATAAATCAATTAAGAAAGAAGGAATTATTTATGTCTGAAATTTCAATTTGGCAATTAAACAGAACTGATAATCAAGGCAATATCATTTCAGGTTATCAAGACATTTCCAAAAACGTAACACGCGAACAGGCAATAACAGATTATCTTTACTACTTGGAGACCTCAGAAGGGATTGAAAATCCTAAGTGTGAGTGCATTGAAATTGATTGGGAATAAATTAATTGCATATGGAGAATAGGCAATAACAATAGTACCATAACAGAACCGTTATAACAGGTTGTTGCCTTCCTTTCGAGGTAAAGTTGACTAAATATGAAGGAGTGGAAATTATGGAGAAAATTGACTCTATTAATATTCATTGTAGATGGTTTGATAGCAATACAGAAAGGGAGCGTATTCAAAGATTAATACTCAAAGGTAAAGTAGAAGGGGAAATAATCCAACATAACGAAACTGGAGAAGATTATTGGGGATGGTGGAAAAGATCCTAGTAAACAATAATTTTAAATGAAAAGGAGAAAAATTATGAAAAACTATTTAGTAGAATTAATACTTGAACCGAGACTACCACAAGGAAAATATATTGGGCGTAGGTATATAACTATTAAATTACCTGCTGATAATGAAATTGACGCAGGTAATTTTGCAAAAGAATCAATAGAAGTGTTATTGATTTCTAATGTATTGGTTATAGTAAATAAAGTATTGGAAAGTTAATGTCTAGGGGCATTTAAAGCCCTTCTGAGCGTCAATAATGCTATAACAGTCATATATATCCATAACAGCAGAGTAAGGGACGTTCAGAAGAGTTCTGAAGACTCTAAAAATAAATTGTTGGAGGTTATTTTATGAAAATATTGCAATTTGATTATCTTCAGGCAGAATATGATGGAGAAGTGCTAAAAGATTTTCTTATCGAACAGTTACCACGCTTTATAAATTGTGAACAAATGCAAACATACATAAAATCATCCGATGGATTTTGGCAAGATGTTAGAAATGAAATAACAAAGCAAAAAAGAGTTAAAAGGTTCAGTGAATTAGAAGATTATAAATGGATATTAGATTACCTTAATTTTTTAGCTGACAGAGATTTAGCAAAGGCAATAAACAAAGGATTGAACACAAGAAATAAAAAGTATGCGGATCTTGAAAAATTCTTTATTAAATATTCAAAGGCAGCATGAATGTACCATTTGCTCAGGTTAACAAAAGGAGGAATAACAATTGATTATTAATATTGATCCTTATCAAAATACCTTTTATTCTCGTAAAATCAATAATAATCTATACAGACATGAGGGCAGACAGAATACAATTGAATTTGTGATTGATAGTAAAACTCCAAAGACTCAAGAAGAAATTCTCGATTTTTTAGAATCAAAGTCAATAGATTATCTATTAAATAGAGAAGGAACTATCATAGATATTTAAAGAGTTTATGCTCTTTATCTTAAATCTATCATAACAGAAGCCCTATATAGGTTGATGGATTTAAGATAAAGGATATAAATCTAATCATTATATCCTAAAATAAAATCAAAGGAGGTAACAAAATGAGCAAATTAAAATTACTCCAAGAATTCAAAAACATTTGCGATACTCATTCTATTCCATTCACTTTTAAGTCATTTGACATGTTTCTTACTCATATTTCTAAATAATCTTACATATTCTATATCAACTATAAACCAAAAATAAAATTATTGAAAGAAGGTAATCAAATGCAAAAACCTAAAAATATCAAAAACTTAACCCATTCTGCTTCAAAACTTAATATCTTATACTTAGGCAAAGAAATTGTTTACACAGGCACAGGACACTCCTTAAGACCTTATCGTGGAGAAATCATTAACATTGCTTATTACTCAGACCTTGAACCTGTTCCATATGCAGAAATCAAGTTAAAGATATGGAACAGCCGGACAGTAACTAAAATTCTTCCATTATCTGATGTTGTTTTGGTATCTTCTTTGAAGAAAACTAAAACTAAGAAATCTAAGATAGCAGCATAATTCAATATCTTTTCTATGGACACTGTAAAGCGTAAAATAATTATAACAATTGATTCCCATACGTTGTACAGTGTAATTCTTAAAAGGTATTAGTTAAACTCAATGCTAATATCTCAACTATTGTATAACAAAATCAAAAGGAGGACAGGAGATATCATGTCAAAATTATCTAATGTAGAAATCATTGCAATTGAAGCATCTAAAAAAGAATATATTTATAATGGTGAGAATATTTTTACTTTTGCTCAGTGGGAAAAGAGAGGATTCGGAGTTAAGAATGGGCAAAAAGCATTTATCAAGACTAGATTAATGAGTCAGGGAGAAAATCCAAGATCGATCCCAGTATCGCTTTATACCATCGAACAGGTAAAATATAACGAAGACTTATGGAATGGCAGACCTCGCAAACCACGACAAATAAAAGATGAAATTGGTTATTATCTTGTAAACAAGCAACGTACTCAGAGGGAAGTTATTATGGTATAATCTTGTAAATGTCATAACAGCCATAACACGGACGTTCGAGAGGTTCAGAAGATATTTTTAAATTATTAGGAGGAATTATTATGCAAAGTGGTTTACAGTCTAAAAATGAGTATATTCTATATCGTTCTATGTATAACAATGAACTTCACAATGCTATAATGGATAAGGATGTTCAAGCGATTGAAATATTATTAGATGGATTAACAAAAGCACATTTGAAGAATTATGATTTTAGCCTATATGATTCAAATACTTTTATTGATATTGATTATGTTTACAATGAGCATGTAAAACAAATTGAAGAATTGGAGGCATATTGTCGTGGTTTATAAATTCAAGCAAGCAATTGTAAATGGTGATCAATATATTTATGGATTTGGATTTTATTTGAGTATTGTGAAGTGGTATAAGTAATCCCATTAATTCATTAATAACAAGAAAGGTTGTGTAGTTGATGGAATTAGGTGATAAAGTTAAAATCAGAAATGGTATGCTTAGAGGAGTAATTGTCGAGATACAAAAATCCATGAAAGGTAGAAAGATATTTGTAGTTCAAATTACTAAAAATGTTAGTAATGGATATTGGGAAGAGGAATTAGAGAAAATTATTTGACCCAACGAAACTATTAATTTATACCATATTATGGATTTAGAAACCCTTATAACAGTAGTGTTTCAGGGTTTGACGAATTTAAAAATTAGAAGAAAGAAGGAAATTATTATGAAAAAGTCAGATTTGAAAACGGGAATGAGATTTAAAACTAGAGATGGCGAATTATATTTGGTTTTAAAAGATTGTGAAACATATTTAGGAAATCACACTTGTTTTGTAAATTTTAATGGAAGAGGATTTAATTTTGATGATAATTATACCGAGGAATTAACACTTGTACAACTAAATGAAGTAGAAGAAGATGGTTATGGCGATGTCATGGAAATTTATACTACGGAAAGAGGATTTGTTAATGGTTGCACATTAGATCCTAAAGATTTAAAGTTAATTTGGAAAAGAAATGAAGCTGAATCTAAGTAGCACGAAAAGCAAGTTTAATTGATTTAAAACAAGAAAGGAAATGATAAATTATGAAAACTATTTTAAAAGAAGGAACAGATTTTAAATGGATTAAGGTAAAAAATAGGCATGGTTATGAATTCCCTTGTCCTAAGTTATTAGATGGGAATAAATTACTACGTATAAGTGATCCATCTTTTAATTCAGTGGTTTATCACAGAGATAATGAAAATACACTAAAATTGGTATTGATTAAAAATGGACAATATGAAGTCAATGGAAGACTATCAAACTTTTGGTATTGGTACGAATTAGATGAAAATCTTCAAATAACAGAAGAGAAAAATGGTTATGGTAATTTCTTCGAACCTTTAAAACCTTTTGATGTTAAAATTAAATATGAAATAAGTCAATGAAAGCAAAACTTAAATGTATTCTAAATCAAAAAGAGAAAGAGGTAATTAATTATGGAAAATATTAATAAAGCATTAGTAGATATTAAAAGCCAAACTGGTCTGGAAATTAAGAACGAAAGCAGAGAAGGTATTCCCTTATTCAATGTTCCAAACAGACAACCATTTAAATTTAATTTAGAAATTAGTTATAATTCAATTAGAGGACAAGGAAGTTTTGAACTGCATTTTCCATCTCTATATGTCAAAGCAAATGACGTAAGAGAATTTTCTAACCAAGTAAATTTACTAACTTTCTTGATTGAGGATTTAAACAAAGCACTTAAAAAAGATTTCAGTAATGAATGGGTATTGCAATAACACTGGTCTGAGCCAGTATAAAACGCCTTAAGCTCAGAGCGTTAGCAGGGTTGATAATAATCCTGCTAGGTGGTATCAAAAAAGAAAGGATGATTAAAATGTATTATAAAAACGAGTGGAAAATGATTTTATTAACAGGAGCAGGGAAGGAGGAACAAGAAGAACAAATAGTTGAAGGAGAATTAGTTCAAGAAGGAAATGATATTTTATTTAAAAGCAGAGAACTTAATATTGTCTATGATAAAAATATATGGCATAAACTTAATGAAGTATCTAATGAATGGAATAAGTTTATTTATCTATATGTTGAAAAGGATAATTATAGACAGTTCCATTAAAAAGTAAAACTTATGGGAAAAATAATTTTATTTGATTTTGTTCTTAGAATACATTACAATATTTGGTGTATTCTATAGAGTGAGAACTCTAAAATTATAAAGGAGGGTAGAGAGGAAAACTTAATATAGTTAAATAATAATAAATAAAAGAGGAGAGATATTAGAAATTGGCAACAATAAAACAATTGGAAGCAATAGATAGACTAAGAAAAGAAAAGTTTGCAAGAGAACATAAAATTATAAACGGAGTTGACCATAAATTTTGTAATAAACATCACATTTATTTTCCAGAAGAAGATATATGGTTTCCATCAACATTAGAATTTTTTCATAACAGCAACAAAAATAAAACGGATGGTTTGCATCCTTGGTGTAAAAGATGTGCAAGCGACAAATCTAGCATTAATTATCTAGAAAATAGAGAAAGAAGTGATTTAGCTCATAAAAAATATGAAGGGTCTGAAAAACATAAAGCATGGTCTGCTAGAAATTATCAAATGTTTAAAGATAAGCAATCACAATGGAGAAAAGATAATCCAGAAAAATGTAGGGAATATTCTAAACAACATAGAATACATGATATTACAGAGGCTGAATGGAAGAAAGAATTAGAAGTATTTAATTATGAATGTGCATATTGTGGAATCAGTGAAGAAGAAAGTATAAAAATACTAAAACAAAGACTTCATAAAGATCATGGAGACCATCTAGGAGCAAATGATTTAAGAAATAGCATCCCTGCATGTAGAAGTTGTAATAGTAAAAAACATCAGGATGACATAGATGATTGGTATAAGAATAGAAAATTTTATACCGAAGAAAGATATAATAAAATTATCTGGTGGCTCACAGAAGGATATAAAGATTACATAGAAGACAAACCACCGTATAGAATAATTAGGAAACAAAATGAGGGTAGAAAAGATTTTCATTGGGAGTTATGGACTGTTGATGAAATGAGGAATATGATGGAATGTATTGATATTAAAGGTAAAAGAAAAGAAATAATAAAAGATATTGAAGGAGGTATTTTAGATGAATACTTAATGCAAGAAACGGCTAAATAATAAAAACCTTGATCACATATAATAATAGTAGTGGTTAAGGTTGGGTAGTTTTAAGGCATGAAAATCCATTGCCACGACTACATGGTCAGAACATTTATAACAGAACTCAATATTATTTACATGAGATTTTCAAACGACCGAATAACGGACATTAGAGCGTTACGCAATTATGCGAAATGAGATTAAGTATTCCCCGTATTTGGTGAAAAACGTTGCTATAACCTAACTGTACGTTATTCGTATAGTTAGAGTCCTAAGTAACAGTCTGTGACTTTAAAGACGCAGGGAGCGACTTTTAACGCTACCCAATATTGGGGAACGTCTTTAATAATTTAATAAATGCTTCGTATGTATTACAGATGAAGTAAAATAAAATCAAAGGATGTGAATAACAATGACAAAAGAACAAATCAAACATTCTTGTTGGAATTGCTTGCTCCTTAACCTAGATAAAGCAGAATACAAATCCTGTATCAAAGGCCACAAACTAAAATTAATCTTCAATGTAAACGAATGCTCAGATTGGGATGGTTAATATCGATACCCAAAATATGGTATAACAGTCGCACCATCCTTTATCTAACTTTATTTTTATATTTATACTAAACTCTATTGTAATCTTGTTCCAATATTGATATACTAGTATTAATAAAGAAATAAAAATAAAAAGGAAGTGATAAAATGGAAGTTGAAGAGAGAATTAAAAACAGTATCAACATTGAGTTCAGAGATTTTAATGGAAACAAACATCTTTATTACAATGAAGAAACGCCGTCTGAACAAATTAACTTTATTGGTTTTAGTATTGGAAACTTCATAAAATCATTAGGTTGGCCTAATGACACTGTAAAAGAAATATTGAAAAGTATTGATGAAAATAGTTAAGGGATTGGATTTTTAGGGGAAGCAATTCCCTTTCTTCTTAAAAATTTGTATATTGCATAAATTAGATCATAAATAAATTTTAAATAAAAGGAGAAAATACATATGAAAATCGGAACAAACGTCACAATCAAATTAAATCTAATTCCTAATCAAATCTACGGAGGAGCAATATTTGTGCCTGAAATGGAAGAATTTTGTGGTAGAAGTGCAGTTATCACAGAGATATTATTTCCTGTTGTAAATGAAGGTGAAAGTAAATTTAGTTATGGATTAGGTATTGATATGAACAAGGAATTTGAATTTACTGATGAGATGTTGGATGTTGTGGAATTGGGTAAAGTAGCATAGAGATTAGTTATTTGAAGGAGGAATATATAATGAAAAAAGTTGATCCAATGACAGCTTTAAATGCAATATTCTTTGAAAACAAAAGAGTATACGTAGAACACAATGTAAACTGTCTTAATTACTCAAGAGAATTTAAATTAGGTAAAAATATTGGAATAATGTCTGAGATACCAGTAACGGTTTTAATTCATGGTAATTGGTTTATTGTAGGATAATTTAAAAGGCAGATTTCCTAGTATTGTAAGAAAGAAAGAAAGGATGATTAAAATGGAAAATTACACTCCTGAAAAACACGGAATAGTAACAGCAATTAGACTTTTCTATGAAAATGACAGACAACCAATGGCAGAATTAGCTTTTTGTTTTGGTGGTACGGATATTATCGAATGGACAAATGTTAGTCAAAGAGAAAAATATAGTAAAGGAATTAACGGTTATACTTTTTTCTTTGATGAAAGACAGCAGAATAGTTTTGAAAGTTTTAAAAAATAATTAAAATTTGAAAGGATGGATTAAAAATGAAAATTTATAAATTATATAGAATTGATGGATTTTCAGGTGATTCATATTATTGTATTCCTAATGAAATAACATTAGGTTATTATGTTTCAAGAGAAAAAGCAGAAGCACATCCAGAATATCAACTATGGCTTAAAAAAGAGCAAGAGCAAAATAAGCTATATGAGAAGATTAAAGGACTATCAGATGAACAAATTGAAAATACATTATCGTCTGAAGAATTAGATATACTCAACGAAAATGACAGTTATCATAGTGAACCAAATTATGTTGGAATAATAGAGATTGATGTTATAGATTAGAATTACTTTAAAATATAACTTTTATCTGAAATTATTATAAACAAGAAAGGATGATTAAAATGTCAGTATTAATTTGTAGTACAATTTATGGTGGTTGTGGGTATGTTGGCAGTAATAGAGATTTTTCAAGTAGTGATGATGGAGATTTTGTATTTTGCCCTGCTTGTGGCGAAGACCATGCTTTTCAAATTCTCAAACAAAATATTAATGGATTGACAAATGAAAATAATTATGAAAAAGCAAAAGAATTAATGATAGGTTATTATAAAGAAACTCCAAGAAAAATATTTAATACTGCTCTAGAAGTTTCGGTTGCCGGATACAACGAAATACTTTATGAAAATGAGTTTTATCAAATAGTTGGTGGAAGAGATACTACTTTATTTGTAAGAGGAGAAGGTAGTAGAAGTGAACCAAGTGAAATTGATGTTAGTAAAGTAGAACAGTTTATAAGTTCAATACGTTAAAAGAAGGAAGATTAAATATGAAAAACATTGATGAACTAAGTGAAGAATATCGCAGAGCATGTAAACAAGAAATGATGAATGATTTAGTCAAAGAGTTTAATCTACTATTAGTTAATGAAAATGTTTCTGGAGAAAAGATAAGTTTGACTTTTCAAATGTTAATGAATACTATTAAAATTTCTCAAATGAGTTAAATTATAATTTTAAAAAAGAAAGGATTGATAATCTAAATGTATAAAGAAAATGATAAAGTTATGGTCACATGTAAAGAGATTAGTAGTAAAGATGAGTTGGCCTATATTGCTTCAAGAACTCCCTTTGGTGCATATGAAGTGACATTACTAATGGATCATAAGCCTAGTAGTGGATTTGATCCTGTTAGAGTTTTTAGCATAGAACAAATGCGCTTTGCTACTAAGCAGGAAGTTACTGATAATGTAAGAGAGTGGGAAGTGAGACATAATTATAAGTTAGGAGGAATGATTTAAGATGTCAAAATGTAAATACTGTGTGATTTTACCATTAAGAATAGGTAAAGCAAAAGAAGTTCTAGGGGATAGGGTTTTTCATTGTATTGTCAATAATGACAAAGTAGAAATTTTAGATGATAATTCAGAAAGAAAAATTCATGAGATGGAATTAAATGAAGTTAAGTTTGTGGATTATACTGATGTCTACTATAAAGATGATGTAACTATGTGGTTAAGATAGGCATTAAAATCACTCTTTGGTCGGATTACAAATTAAGAAAGAAGGAATAAAAATGAACAACAAAAATTTTAAATATCTATATATCATATCTTCTTATGCTGGTGATAGAGGAAACGTTGAGCAAGGTATATATAAAATGAATTTAAATACTGAAGAGATGAGAAAAGCATGTGATGAAGATTTTCAAAAAAATTATCCTGAAGTAATAGTTGGTATGCATTTGTGTTCATCGATAGTTATTGAAATAAAAGATATCGGAATTGATGCGTTCATTAAAAATGGAGATGAATGCTGTAACAAATACCAACAAGAGCAAAAGGATATTGAAAAACGTGAATTAGCCGAACTTGAAAGATTACAAAAGAAATACAACCAATAATAGAGAACTATATTTCCCCACTAAATCCATAAAAATAAATGGATATTTGTGAGGGAAATATTTATTTTTATATTGTATTACATACAGCACTATGATATAATTATATCAATCAATACAAAAGGAGTTGTTACATATGAGTGAAAATCCATATCAAGCAAATGGTTATGAAAGCCGTAAACATTATTTGCAATGTATGTCTGAAGACTACGCAGTACCTTTAGAAATTGTTTATTCCCTTGCAGATATGCTTGGGCCTAGCGAAGATTTTGATGGCTTGGTCAATGCTTTAGAAGATGCTGAAGGAGAATTTGAAGAGTAGGTAAGCTAAAACATAAGGGAGTTTAACAAACTCCCTTAATATTAAAATAAATTTAAAGGAGTCGATCTAAATGTCAAACTTTAATTTCAAAAATCTATTCTCTGAAACAGTAATACATAACGATGAATATGTCTCAAACAAACATTTTTTAATCAAAAAATCTCTTCTAAAGAAATCTCAACTTGAATTCATAAACCAATTTCCTCTCGACACTCAATTAATTAATTCCTTATCTCAGACTCTTAAAAATGAATCCAGAAAACCAATAATTACTGAATTTATCCCTCAATCAATCCTAGAAGATACCGAATATAACATACTCATAATGGAGTTAGACAGAGGATATAAGCCTTATAATGAGTCTACATCTAAAATATATCCTGCAATCAAAGAAGAATATTATAACTTCATTCAATCTCTCAATTGTAAAATATGCATTGTTAACAATTATCAAGTAAATACTTTAGCAATTTATAATAATCAAAATGAATTTGTTGGAATATTATTACCAATCAAAGTAAAAGATTCAAACATTACAAATGCTCAGAATTACAATGATTATCTCAACAATCTAAAATCAGAACAAGAATCTAAGAAATTATCAAAATTAAACTCCAAGAAATGTTTATATATCAAAGATAATAAGGCAGTAGTTAGAAATAAAGAATTAACCTGCATTGCTGATATTATCAATGATGAGGCATATAAAAACCTTTACATTGAGAAAACTACTAAACAAGATGCAGGAGTTTATATTGATCTTGGAATTGTTCATGTTTATATCAGATCAATTACAGGAGATGCTTCTCATGAAGATATTAAATATTATTTAAACAATGTCACCAATTATAATTTAGAAATGGCATTGTCAAATATTAATGAACGTAAAAACAACAATCAATTCATCAATGTTGCAGATATTAAACTCATTGAACTATCTGGAGCCATTAAACAAGAAGTGCAAGGACTAATTGATTATCGCCAAGAGTGGTGTGACAGAAAAACTAAAGAAGAACAAGAAAAGAAATCTAAGCAAGAACAGGAGGATAGGGAGTATACTAATTCTAAAAACAAGATTGTTAATGAATTAGTATCTCAAGCAGAACAAACAATCATTAATAATCAGAAAGTTAATAACAAAGAGATCACTGTTTATAAGTCAAGATATGAGAGTAATGATACCAGTTTAATTCTTCATATGATGAAATTATATGATATCAAAGTGCCATTAAAAACTCAGGGATGGATTAATAAAGTGTTAGCAAGTATATTTTATGATGTAGAAGAGGGCAATGTTAGTTATTCATATTATAAATCTTCTGCTAATAGCAATGTGTTTAGGAAATATTTGAATGAGTTTGTTGGTAAGATTCAGGATAAGTATGATTATAAATCAAGAAAGAAGGAATCGTTATGTTAAATTTACAAGAGGTTCTTATTCATCTAGTTAAAAATTCAATTACTTATAAGGACATAACAAATGAAATTGAAGTCAGAGAATTTTCAAAAGGTATGAAAAAGGTTGATGCCAGATTATCAAAATATACTAAATCTGAACTCCATGAAATTGCATACGCTACAAATACACATGCGTTTAATATGCGTTATTGATCCTAAGAAGATTTAAGCCACTTCTGACAGGTCATCATAAGCAAATTAAAATTTAGGAGGAATAAAAAATGAATAGAGAACAAGAAATACTTGAACAATTAACAAAGTTGACAGATGAATTTAATATGTTGTCATGTGGAGTTAACAGTGGGAAAGGTTGTGACAATTGCCAGAAGAAAAAAATATGTGATGCTATTACAGAATTAGGTGATGCTATTATGGATTTTAAATATAAATAAGACTGGTATTTAATTGAGAAAGGAGTTATACATGACAAAGAAAGAAAATAGTGATTGCTTAATTATAGCTATTGGTGCGGTATCTTTATTTTTTATTATTGGAATATTAATATACTATTAAATCTTTAAAACTAGTGTTTTAAATGCTTAAAATTTAAGAATGAAAGAAGGAAAATAAAATGTTAGAAATTCAAAGATTTGAATCAAGTATATCCTCAAAATTCGGAGATCGTGTCCACCTAAATTTAAATGATTATGCTGAACCAAATAGCATCAAATGCAAAATGGCAAACATTGGAGAAGAAATTATTCCAGATATGTTCGCTTATGATGGAAGTCCTTATTTTCCTTATGAAACTTTTATGAAGTATTCTAATGGAAATCACTATGCTAGGGTCTATGTTGAGGTAGAATATAAATCTAAAGAACTTGATTTAGATTCTACTATTTTTAATACTGCAAATGGCATAAACAGTTATATCACAAATTTAGAAACTTTACATCGTATTATGGATATCAGGTATATAGCAAAAAACAAGAAAAATATAAAATTAAATGAATTTGTTTGGAGAGGAACTTTAAAATTTGATCAATTTGGTCAGACAATGTTTATATATGATCAAGAATTTTCTAAAGATACTCCTGATTGGGTTAAGAATGGAACGGTAGATCCAGAAACTTTTGGTTGTTATTGCGAAAGACGGTCAGGAACTTTTAAGAATATACCGGATCAAGATGATATTTGTCCTGAGTGTGGAAACAAATGGACTATAGGCAATATTGTTGATTATGTAACTATTGAACAAAAAGATTATAAACAAATACCATACCATAAATATTGCTTAAAAATTCACAACAATAAGAAACAATTGAAAGAGTTTCAAGATGTCTTTAAAGATGCATATAACTTAAATGAATTAAAATTCAATGCAATACCAAATGAATATTGTTCATGTGATAAATGTGCATCTTGGTTTATTGTATCAACTCCAGACGGTGACATAAAAATTGGTTGGAGAAAAAGAGTTATTAATATTGAATGGATGGATAGTTATAAAAAGTTTAAGGAGACTTTTAACTCTGAAGAGACTACTACATTTATTGGATATGTTCAAAGAGGTATTCACGCATGGGGTGTAGAAAAGGCAAAGGAATATTTAAAAAGAGCAAAAGAATCTATAGTTTAAATAAAATTTGAAAGGATTGATTAAATAATGAAAATTCAAGACTTCATTAACAGAGGAATAAGGGTTATAAATGATATGAATGAACTTAGAATCCCAAGCAGAGCCTCAATTCCATTTTCTAATGGATGGGTAGCAAGTATTGTAACAACAGATAATGGTTATTCGGTAGCAGTATGTGATTATAATGGTTATTTCAATTGGGGTATTTTAAACAGTTATGGAGCAGAGCGAGGAAAATTTCAATGCAAAACAGAAGATGAAGTTTGTAATGCGTTAGCAATTATAGAATCTTTACCAAATTAAAAGGTATTGAGATAATGAGTGGCGAATTATGTATTTGGATTATTTAACTACAAAGGAGTCAAATAATGCATTGGAAATCCGGCATAACATCATGGAAAGATCCTTATACTAATGAATTTGTCACTCGAAAAGAATATGGAAAACTATCTAAAAGAGCGTCAGTTAATGGATTCTCTGCTCCTGAATATTTAATCTCTAAGGGTTATTTTAAAGATAGGTATCATTATTATAGACTTAAAGATAAAATTTTTTTAGATAGGTAAAATTGAAAGGAATGATTAAAATGTCAAGACAATTAGTTATTATTGAAAATGAAGGAAGACCAGACATAGTGAATGATGCTAAAAATATAGTAATTTGCACAAACAATACTAAGGATGGTAAGTTTAAGAGATATACTATTTATATTGATGAAAATGGTGTGGCTCAATTAGAATGTTTAGGCAATTACGAACAAGACGAAGAAGAAGATAATGAGTATCGTGAAGAATTTTCTAAACAACATAAAGACGTAACATTTTACGTTGTTAATTATAAATTAAAGCAATTTATAGAATCAAAAGGTTTATTTCCAATAATAGATGATAAATCCGAAGATGATGGTACTTGTCATAATCTTAGAACTGAAAACTGTTTTTGGAGATATATTAAGAATCAAGAATTAGATATTGTAATAAATGAGTGGAAGTCATTATATTATTAAATAAAATGAGTTAAAATAACAAAGGGATATAATCCTTGGAACCATGCAACTTATCCTATTATTAAATTAAAAGGAGTGTTTATAAAATGAAAGCAGATGATTATTGCGGAGCTAAAAATTGTAAGTGCAGAGCAGATGAATATGATATTGATTATTATGATCGTGTTAGAAAAACAGAAACCAATATTCCTATATACAACATTAGTGTTATGGAATGGAATTCAATGTCTTCCGAACAGCAAGAGGAGTACATAATAACCAATGACATAGAAGTAGAATATTCTACTGATATCTCTGATACTTTATCAAGAGGTTTCGGACATTTGGATCAATGGGGATTCTGGGAATATCAATGTAAACGTATTTAATAATTATTGGGAGGCGCATCTATGGCACGAGGTGGAATAAGAGAATTAATGTATAAATCCCCAGAAGAACAAAAGGCAGAAGATGAATATATTCAGAAATATCTTAAAGATGATTGGTTTTATCAATACTTTCCTTTTATTGTAGGTGTGGTGGGAATTGGATTTATATTGCTTATGGCATATCTAAAAAGAAATTTTTAAATTAAAATGACGATTTCATACCTATTTTGTAGTGAAAGGATGATGTTAAAATGGCAAAATGGAATTATAAACTCGAAGAAGAAGGATTGAAATTACGAGAATTAACATTTGCGTCAAAAGAAGCAGAAACAATTGAACAAATTGAGGTATGTTGTAGATCATTATTGAAACAATTAACCAATAAAGATAAGGAGTATCATGAAGAGAAAATTGAAGACTTATTAAACTTAATTGCAGGAGAAGCAGATATTATTAGAAATAATCCAGATGAAATTACTAAGGAATGGGATTTTAAAGATATAGAGGAATTAGTTAATTCGAGACTATCTGAATTCTATGATATTTGTGACGATTGTAGATGTTGGGTGCAAATGTAGTTTAAATCAAAGATAGATTTTGAGGGAAATAAAGGAGGATTAACTTATGGATAAGAAAGATGTTGTGAATGCTTTTATAAACCGAATGTTTTCAAAAGGTAATCTCGACCTAGATGAATTTGTATGTGTGAATGATTTTGGATTTAGAGTTAAATGTGATGGATCAGTATCTTGTGAAGACTGTTGGAATAAAATTGTTGAAGATTGGAAATAACATCAAACAGGAATTTGATGTTATAAAATATGAGGAGGGAATTTAAATTATGGCAAAAGAATGTCCATTTAAAACAATAACATCTATGGATTACACTAAAGACAGTGGCGGTAGTAAAAATGGTGAATATACTAAAATGTATTTTAGTTCTTGTATAGAAGAAGAATGTATGGCATGGAATTCTAAAGACGGAACTTGTAAAAGACTAGAACCGAATTATATTGTTGTCAACACCAAGGAAATTGAAAACTCCATAATTAAAGAAGAGTTACCTGAAGATAATATGTTAGTAAACCCTCCATGTGGAGCAGAAACATGTAATGGATGTTCCGATTACAATAGTGGTGATGAAGACGAACTTCCTTGTCCTGATTGGTGTAAAAAAGAAATTGAATTTAGAAAAGTAAATAGAATTCGTAGGAATTAATATTTTAAAGCAGGGAATTCAAGCGACAAATTAAGGAAAGAGGTGATTTATAATGAGCAACAATTACTATTTTAAAGTTAAAAACATTGATCAAATTGTAAAACAATTCAAAGCCTTGAGTCCAATTATTACACAAGAGATGGTTGATAAAGTTATAAAACAATTAGGAGAAATTCACATATCTCAAACAAATGGACATTGGAAACCACTATTTGAGTCTCAAGAACACTTTAAGAGTATGAAAGCATTAGAGAGATTTTATAAAACATATGAAGATCAATTAACTATTGTGAGTGAAGACGGCATTGAATTTACTTGGAAAGAATTTAAAGAGTATATGGTTTCAGACAATGATATTAGTAAAAGTCGTAAGGAAATGCACGATGAGTATGTAGACTTAACTAATAAGTTTTATATTGATGATGACGGATTTGAATGGTTGATTGGTGAGTTTTGCTAATTATCAAAAACTAAAACTGTTGCAGGAATAAGGATATAGGGGTTGCTATATCCTTCGAAAGACTCATTTTAAACGATGAAAATGAAAGAAGGTATTTATTATGAAAAAATATACAAATGATGAATTAAAGCAACTTATAGGCAATATTAACGAAGAAATAATACAGAAAAAGAATGAATTAAGTTTATTACATGACAATGTAAAACTATATAAAAACTTATGCAATCATAGTGATTTAACTATTAATGATTGGGGATCTGCTGATTGTAAAATATGTGGGAAACATCTTAGTTGGTATTGCCCTACTTCCCCAACTTTAGAATGCAATTATGAACAAGAAGATGGAAGTTATAACGAAGATTCTTGCAGATATTGCGGAGATCCAGAAGAAAGGAAGTAATAAAAATGTCTAAATGTTTAAGATGTGGTCATTGTTGTAAAGGTTATCTATGCTTTGTGCCAAAACACAAAATCAGTAACTTATCTCCTGATTTTCTAGAAACTTTAAATGAAGATAATTTAGATGATTATATCAATGAAAATATTGAAGAACAAGGTTCTATTTGTAAATGGTTAATTGTAGATGAGCAAGGGCTACATAGTTGTTCTGCTTATGAAAGAAGATCAAGTATGTGTAGGGATTATAATTCTTTGATTGGAGTATGTCGTATTGGTCAGGCATATTGGAAAGATAAAAATGATATTCCTGAAGAAATCAAAAGTATATTAGGAGGTAAATCAAAATGAGAAGCGTTGTAGATATTGTGGAAACCAGAAACAAATTGAAGGACTCAGTTGATAAAATCAATATAAGATTGAAAGAAATTGAAAATGGAAGAAAATTTCCTGAGTTAAACCAAAAAGAACAAGATTTAGTAGGAAAACTTTTTAATTTGATGTGCCACTATAAAGACCAAGCAACTGCATTGAGTTTTGTTTTAAACGAAGATAATAAAATTAATGATTATAAGTGGCATCCTATTTTTAAAGAATTTGAAGAATTTTTAGTAAAATTAAATTAATACTATAAGTTACTTATTTTATATTACTATAAATTTAAAAGGAAGTGTATAAATGAATAATCTTGAAATTTTAGATAAATGGGCTAAATATACAGATTATGATCCAGAACAAAAATCTTTCAATCTTCTTAATTATACTTATGAACTTCATGATATTAATAAAAGAATTGAACGCATCATAAAAATATATGATAAAACTGGTGGATTAGCAGTTATACAAGCAAAAATCATGTTTAAAAGAATATTGAAAAAAGCATCATACAATGCTTTTGAATATATGAAAAATCCAAATATGGTAAATGAAGATAAAGAAATTTGGGATATATTTCATTGTAAAGAAGTTATTAGTATAGAAAATTCATATATTGATGCTATTAACAAATTGTCGGAAGAGATAATTGGAAAATATCTTATTGGTGAAAGAAACAATGAGGAAATATTAGAAGATTTATTTGAAGCAATTGATACAGTTATGGAATCATTGGAGAAATGCAATGTGAATTTATTTATTAAGAACGGTCAAATATTACCCATAAACAAAATTTCTACGCATATTCATTTATTTGAAACATTGGCAGAATGCTTGATTGCACTAGAAACCACCAATGATGGTTTGTATTTATGTTATATTAATTGTGGAGGTACGGCAGACGGTTATTTTGGATTTTTCTTAAAGAATAATGGAAATTTACTCTCTATAAGTGAGAGGATTGATGAGGCCTATTCTGGACAACACAGTCATTGTAGAAATGCTAGATGGGCAGAAAATAAGAAATATGACTTATTTCCTTACGATTATATCTTCAATTATACTGAGCATGACTATAAAGGATGTGCTACAAAGCATTTAATTGATAATGAGAAACTTGCCTTCTTTGAGTTAGGAGCAAAAGCATACTTGCCTATTATAGTTGCTATGCTTATGATAGATAAACAGTATGTTGGTCAAATACTTGATATGGATATTAATTATGTAGATTCGTTATTACCTAGTAATATCAAAATGATTACTGAATCGTCAAATAATGAACTTATAGTAATGGAAAGTAGCAGTCTTGTTTTATCACATAAGTCACTTGATTTATCATTTGATTTAGAAAAGATAATCAATGGCGACTATGCAAAAGAGTTTAATTACGATAGTAGTAAAAACTACAAAGAAACAGGTTGTTTCACAAACAGCAACCAATTGTTTGTAGATTTATGGGCAGAAGGGTTCTCGTATGATCCTTTTAAAATTTATGAAACTAGTTCTCTTTTAAAGATAACTGATGGCAATTCAACCTTAAGTAATACCCCACCGGAATTTGTTGGTTCAAAAAATAGAATACGTTTGCAAGGATATTATGAAATAAGGAAACAACTTGCGGATTACATCCGAGATAAAATTCATGATGAATGGGTTACTTATGGAAAAACATCAGCGATTAAAAATTGGTATATTAATTGTATTCAAAACAATTTGGCTAAAATTGAGGA